CCGCCGCATGGTGGGAGGGTCAACCCCTCGTTTTGGGGGGGTACTCACAGCTAAACTCTTAGCAATGATGGTGGGGCGTCCATGCTGGGGATGGGCGCTCTACCATCACGCCCTCCCCTGTCCTGTCATTCGACTGTAGGGGGGAGGGTGTGATGTTTCTCCACGATCCCGTGTTGCGATTGCCTGAAAATCTACTAGGCGCGGCCTGTGATAGGGCGCTAGAGGGGTACGGCTTAGGCTGTGTGCGCCGGTCGCGGTTTGGGTCGTGGGTGTGTGCGCTGTGGAGTTGCCATGGAGCGGGTGCCGTACGGTGGGGTTGTTGTGGCCTGGTCCGTAAGCTGTTTGGTGGGGTGTGCCTCCCGGCTTGCCCTTGTTCTTATCTTATGGGGTTCGTCTTGCGATGTCAACCCCTTTCATCTGCCCTACATGGGCCGCCATTCGGTCATCCCGTGACCTGGGGGTGCGGCCCTGTTGTGCTGATGAGTACAGTCTGCCAGGGATGCACACCGCACGCAACCCCCCACTGTGGGGGACAGTAGTGGGGGGCAGCCGGGATGTTCATTGCGCCCCTACGCAGACTCACCCCAGGACGGCCCTGCACGGGGGCACCAGCGGCAGCACAGGGCGGGGTGGCACACACACCCACGCATGGGGGTTGCTTTACGCACAGGGGCGTACAGGGCTGCATGCACAGCACAGGACACAGCGTGCACTCAGGTCACACAGCAGGGCACACAGCAGGGCGCACACCACATAGCAGCACGACATGCACACATGCGCACCTATGCATGAGCCATGTCATGACATCAGATGCATAGGACATGCACCCACACATGCACACTCATGCATGTATGACGTGATGTGATGTATGCGCATACCCCTATGTGTCACTTCACAGACAACACTCAAAGTTCTCACATTTCTTTCTCAGGTACGTGAAATATATCCGAGGCCATGGTCCGCCTGGATATTGTCCAATCCAAATCTTTACTAGCCGTTCCTCCTTTCGGGCTCATAACACAGGTTTACTTGACAGTCGTGCGCAGCGCAAGGGCTGAGTTCATATTTTTTTTCAACCTCTCAAATGCATCCAGAGGGGGCATCTGTGTGGCAGACTTAGACCATGACGGAAGCGGGCCAAGACTCAGTCTTGACAATCCGAGCTAGGCCGCGTACAGTGGAGCTACACCGAACGAAGGAGGCACAATGACTGTCAAGATCACCCGCCGCGAAAACCACGCCAAGGCGGTGCAGTGGACAACGCAGACCAGGGATGAGATGCTCAACGTCGTCCAGGAGTGGACCGACTGGGAGAACACGCCCGACTACACCGATGACGTGATCAGGTGGCCGTACAACGAGCTGGGCCGCCAGGACTGGCTCGTGATGGATGAGGTGGGCAACGTGGACGTGTACCGCAAGGATTGGTTCGAGTCGGCCTGGGAGGTGGTGGCCTGATGTCCAGGCAGGACCCGACCGACACCCCGGCCCACAAGGCGCTCGACCTGCTCCAGCGCGGAGGCCAGACCGCACTCGACACCGTGCGCGACCTGCTGCTCGACGGCGACGAGGCGGCATGGCTGTCCGGCATGATCGAGGGCTACGTGGAGGCCCACCCCGGACTGGCGAACCACAAGATGACCAAGTCCATTTACGCCAAGGCCAACAAGATCGCGGGGTTCACCAGGTGATCGCCGCATGGACCACGTTCCTGGTGATGATAGGGAGCGCTTCCATCATTGCGGCAATCATCACAACCGGCGCCGCGATTGATGCATGGTTCGACAAGAAGAGGTACATCGTCAGTGCTGCCGTGCTGGTCGCTCTCGGGGCAGTGTTGTTCTCTGTTGCCGTGGGGATCAATCAGTGAGCGCCGGAGCATGTGGCAATGGGGGAGACCTGGGTATGCGGTTTTTGGGCTCGCGATCAGTGCGAATGGGTCAACCACCTGAGTTGACACCCTACCCTCCGGTGCCCTAAGATAAGCAAGTAAGCAACACGAAGGAGGAAGCATGGGATACAAGAAGAAGTACCAGAAGCTACGCGCTTTGATCGAGCAGGAGATCGTGATCCGCACCTATATGCACGCGGACATCGTGCGCGGCTACACCTACGACCCAGCCCGGCAGGTTGTGGCTGATGTGGCGCTGCTGCGAAGCTACCTCAAGACGGCTGAGAGCGCCTGATGGACGATTTTGGGGCGTCGGAGAGCACGCTTACGGGGGCCCTGTTGTGACGCTCCACATCGCCCGAGCGGCTGACAGCACCGAGATCGAGAGCGATTGCGGGTGCAATCTGGCGCTCTGCGGGCTCGTGATCGATGATTCGGATACCGATGGGTGCGGATACCACTCCAGATGGGCGAATATCCGCATGAGGCAGTGTCATCCCGCTGAAGAGTGCCCGGAGAGGCGCTGATGGACCCGTTTTTCGTCTCAATCGCCGTAATTCTGCTCGGAATGGCCTATATTGTCAAAAATTGGCCGAAAGACCCGCCATATGCTCGGTAGACCCCCGATTCCGCTAAAAGATCGCTTTTGGGCCAAGGTCACCAAGACCGATACATGTTGGCTCTGGACAGCCAGTAAAAACTCGAAAGGGTACGGCAGGATCAAGGTAGGCAAAAGATATGTTGCTGCCCACCGCGTAGCGTACCAGATGGAGGTCGGCCCGATCCCGGAGGGCCTCCAACTTGATCACGTCAAGGCGCGTGGCTACGTCAATCGCCATTGCGTCAAACCCGCGCACCTGGAGCCGGTTACCGCTCGTGTCAATATTGCTCGCGGCAATGGGATCGCTAGCCAAAACGCCCGCAAGACCCACTGTCTTCGTGACCACGAGTTCACGAAGGAGAATACTTACCTGATTGGCACCCGCCGACAGTGCAAAACCTGCGCCCGCCTACGGGCAAGTAAAAAGGAGGCCCCAAAATGACCGATATCACCCGAACCTCGCACCGTAGCGCCCTGGTGCCCAACAACAACCTGATCCGCCCCCTGGACGAGATCAGGCCCAACGATGTCGTCTGGGTCGAGCCCAGCGAGGTCATCGTGACTCACGACGGCATGATGTACCTGCCCATCAAGCTGCCCGCTTGGTACCGCCCGCACGACCTAAGCCTCCTCCTCGTGCACCTCACCGCCGAGGAAAAATGGGAGGTCCGCCCCGAGGGTTACCACCGCTTTGAGACGGTCCCCGAAGTGCCGGAGGGAGCATGGTACGGGGTTGACATTGTGACCGTGTAGGCTGGTCACATGTCAAGCATCGAAGAAATGGAGCCGCTCCTCGCCGCATGGGCACTCGTCGGGCTTGGGCTCATGACTGTACTGATGGTCGTGACGATTGTCCGGGTGGTCTACGTCCACCTCACGGAGCCCCTCTTCACGTGCCGGAACTGCCGACAGCTCATCGGCCGCCCGCAGCCCATCGACCCCTCCGACAATCGGAAGAAAGCCGAACTGCGCCGCGACCACGAGAAGGTCTGTATCTGATGGGCGACGCATTCGAGCTCTACCTGTGCCTCCTGGCCGGCGGGCTCGCCACCAACCCGGACACCGTCGCCCGCATCCATCACGACCGACAGGTAGCCGCCGCACGGCGCCTCGCACGAGCCCTCCGCTAGACCCACCACCACCCAGACAGGACCCAGACCATGTACAAGCCCCCGATCCTCGGCATCTCCCACTTCAACCTCTGGCTCGCCACCGGTGAACGCGGCATCTCGTCCGAGGCCATCGTCACGCAGCTCAGCGGCGTTCCCATCGGCCGCGACTACGGCTTCGGCACCCAACCTCACGACCCCTCCGACTTCCGCCGCTGCGAGCTCCTCCTCCGCATGGTTCCCGAAGCCCGCCCGCACCTCGAGCGCATGCGCCTCGTCTCGCCCGAGTGGAACGCTCTCGTCGAGCACTGGGACACCATCGTCAAGCTCGCCGAAGCGGAGAACCCCACCGCCTTCACCCGCCGAGCCTCCCGCACCGCAGTCGGTGCCGGCCGCCTCATCCGCGACCTCCTCGACAGCGCACGCCCGTGAGGACCGACCTGGTGCCCAAGGTGAACCTCGCGCGTCCACTGAGCGAAGTGGAGGGCGGGGAGGTCGTCTACATCGCCGCCGCAGAGGCCATCGTGCTGTCTGACCGCACCTTGTGGGTGCCTGCCAACGTCCCGGCCACGCTCGTTTCTCTCAGCGCAAGCCCCCTCAGGCTCTACCTGAGCGAGGATCGCAAGATCACGGCCCACATCGACGAGTACCACAAGTTCGAGACTCAGAAACAGCTTCCAGAGATCCCTCATGAGGGGTGGATCAAGGCCGACTTCGTGACGGTGTAAGCGCGGACATGAGTACACTCCTGAAAACACTTACACACAGCCTTCGGGCTACAGGGCCTGCCGAATCTGCAACCTTGCGGCCGTGTATGCTTATCAAGAGAGAAAGAAGGCTTACACATGAAGATTGAGGATATGGAGCCGCTCCTACAGCTCAACACGATTTGCCTGGTTCTGGCCATGGAAATCGGGTTCGATCCGGACGACAACGGCCAAATCGAGGTCAACCTCGACGACCTGCTCACCATGGTGGTTGCGAGGCTACGTGGTTGAGCGATTCTGGTCCAAGGTGTACAAGACCCACGGTTGTTGGCTATGGGAGGCGGCCGTCGGCAAGGACGGATATGGTCGCTTTCGTGAGGGCGGCAGGGGTTCTAGGCTTCTTGCAGCCCACCGCGTGGCGTACGAGCTGGAGGTCGGGCCCATCCCGGACGGCCTCCAGCTTGACCACCTGTGTCGCACGAGAAGCTGCGTGAGGCCGGATCATCTGGAGGCGGTCACTTCGGCCGAGAATACGAGACGTGGCAAAGCTGGGGAGTCGGCAGGTGCCGCCAATAGGGCGAAGGTCCGCTGCCCCCAAGACCACGAGTACACATCGGAGAACACCTATGTGTATCGCGGTTCTCGCTACTGTCGAGCTTGCCATAAGCGCCGAGAAGCTGTACGACGTAAAGGAAGGGAGGTGGTCGCATGAACCGCCCCAACACCTGCCTTTTCAAGGGCTGCCTGGACTCGATTCTCGCCAAGGGGCTCTGCGCTGGGCACTACAACCAGCGCCGAGCGGGCAAGGATCTGACGGCCAAGCGGCCCTACACCAAGACGTACAACGGCCAGGAGTGCCCGGTTCGGCTGTGCCATGAGGCCCAGTCCAGCATCGGGCTCTGCTGGGGACACGCGTCCCTCGCCCGCGCACGAGGCGTGAACGCCCGGCGTTTCGCCCAGATCTACGTGGAGCCAGTTCGCCATCGCGCAGTAGTCACATCACTAGAGGAGGAAACAGCATGACCTATCGCAGAATCCTGGAGGTCGGAGGGTGGGTAACCATCGTGGACCCGTGCGCCAAGGTGGAGAAGCCGGGTGCGGCTTGGGTGGTCGAACGGATTGGCGCGGGCTACTTCTACAAGCTGCTCAAGGACGGTCAAGAGATCGTGCTCCACGACAGCTGGCTTCACCCCGTGGACGTTGCCAGCTTGGTTTGCCAGCAGCAGCGGGCCAAGGCGGCAGCGGGCCAAGGCGACAGCGGCCGTAAACAAAAGGAGAACCCACGTAATGAATGATACGGTAAACCACCCCAGGTACTACACCGCCTACAAGGGCATCGAGGTCATCCAGCTCACCGAGCAGCTCCCGTTCAACCGGGGAAATGCGGTGAAGTACGTCGCACGGGCTGGGCTCAAGTCCAAGGAGACGGAAGTCCAGGACTTGGAGAAGGCGGCTTGGTATATTCAGAGGGAGATCGCTCGCATTAAGGAGGAGGCCAAGTGAATACACTGCTGAGCGCTATTGACAACGACATCTCGGACATGTATCGTGCCGGGGTAGGCAACGGTGACTCGCGCATGATTTATGCGTGGCGTCAGTTCGATGCCCTCATCGAGAAGGAGGACACACATGACTAAGGCGAACTACGACGTGAAGTACACGGCCCTGTTCAAGGACTTCAGCGACGCCATGAACACCGTGCGGACCTCGCTCTATCTGGCTGACATCAACGCGAACGACGTTCACGTGGACCTGTCGGCCGAGGAGAAGCGGGCGCGCAAGCAGCGCCTCGACACGGTATACACGGAGGTGTCCGATGACGCGTAGGTGGGGTGGGTTTCTGCTGGGCATACCAGCAGGTGCTGTGGCACTCATCCTCATCGACTACTTGATCGCTTCGATCCGCTTCCATCACGAGCAGGCCGAGTTCGAACGCGAGTGGAGTACGAGCGACTGGAAAAAGCCAGCTCGCCGCTGATGTGGTAGTGTGGTCCACGCCACATAAGAGGGACAGCCGCCTACGACCAGGCTGACGCGAGGGGACGATCCCTCAACTGTTTGTCCCCCACCGTGCTCCGGCCCTGGTGGGGCTTTTGTAAGACAAGCCGACCGTTGCGGCGGGAACGGTAGTGAGAGCCAGGAGTTCCCGGGGGATACCGGGGCCTGGCTCTTGCGCATACACCTCTAGCTCAACTGGTAGAGCAGCGGCCTCCAAAACCGTAGGTTCTGAGTTCAAATCTCGGGGGGTGTGCGAGGGATCTGCTTGCTTTCCGCGGGACGCGGGGCGGATCCCGTAATGCGGAGTAGAGCAGTTCGGTAGCTCGCCAGGCTCATATCCTGGAGGCCGCGGGTTCAAATCCCGCCTCCGCAACCAGACCCCCTCCTGGCATTAGGTCACTGGAGGGGGTCTTCTTTGCGTACGGTATGATAAGAGCATGCCCGCTCTCGTACCTACCAGCACAATCAGCAACTCCGACAGGATGATGCTCAAGCATGCACGCAAGTCCATCGGGGAGATCGCCGAGATCACTGGCATCCCCGCCAACAACGTCGCAGCCCGGATGCAGGAGCTGCTCGAAGCGCATGACTGGATGACAGACCGCCAGCAGGAACGCCTACTCATCATGGAGATGGAGGAGTTCATCCAGAACGCTCGCGACATGCTGGAGAACGCCGACCTGGAGAACTACGCACCCATCGCGGCCGTGGTGCTCAAGGGCATGACCACAGTGGGTAACCGCATGGACGCACGGAAGTCCATCGTGGATGATGACATCAACAAGATCACCATGGCGCAGGGTCGCCTCATGGGTCAGGTCGTGGATGTCGCCCTCTCCCACGTGCGCGACACGCTCAAGGAGCGCTACCCCGAGACCAACGATGAGGAGATTGACATTCTCCTCATGGAGGGCATGACGCTCGCCAGCCGACAGATCGAGGGGCAGGTGCTCGTATGACCCAGATGACCCAGGTCATCAACATGGCCATGAATGAGATCCAGGACAAGAGCCGGAACCGCCTGTACCAGACGGACTTCGACGCCTGGAGCTGGGATGTGCTCGGGCGCCGCCAGTACGAGAAGCTGCGCGACATCAACAACACCATCATCCACAGCAAGAAGACCCGCAACGCCATCAAGAGCGCCAACGGCTGCGGGAAGGACATAGCGCTTGACACGCCGTTGCCGACGCCTACGGGCTGGACGACGATGGGCGATGTTCGGGTGGGCGATCTTGTTCTGGATGAGTCGGGTCGCCCAACGCGGGTGCTGGCCAAGTCCGAGGTGTTCAACAACCCGTCTTTTCGGGTGGTGTTCAGTGATGGCGCGGAGATTGTTACCAGTGCAACGCATCAGTGGAACACGCTGACGGTCAACAAGCGCAGCCACATTCAGACTGAGGACTGGCGCGACAGTTGGGACGCCTCCACGACGGTGACCACGGGTGACATCCGGGATTCGCTTGACGCGAAGCACGGCATCCCCATTAATGGGGCGCTGGTGCTGCCTGAGGCCGATCTACCCATTGATCCGTACGTGTTGGGGGCTTGGCTGGGTGACGGAAGCTCTAGTTACGCTCAGATTACGGCCCGCCAGGGGCTACGTCGGCGGCTGTACAACCTGGGCGTTTTCGGCAACAAGCACATCCCACAGGTGTACCTCCGTGCGTCTATTGCTCAGCGCCGAGAGCTTCTTCGCGGGCTGATGGACACAGACGGTTTTGTGGCTTCGGGTCGCAAGCATGTCGGCATCAACCTTGCGAGCGACCGGCTTTTTGGCGACTTGGTGGAACTCATTCGCTCTCTGGGTGTTCGTACGCCCCGCCACACTAGCCAGAGCAGGGGTCATCGGATCCAGTTCTCCCCCAACTTCACCCCGTTCACACTCGGGAGCTACAAGGCAAAAGAGTTTGCTCCGGTTGAGGCTCAGCGGTCGCGCCAGTCGATCCGCACGGTGGTTGCCGTGGAGGAGATCCGCTCGGTGCCGACCCAATGCATTCGCGTGGATGCACCGCGGAACCTGTTCCTGGCAACGGAGTGGATGATCCCCACTCACAACAGCATGGACCTCGCAGACCTCATCACTTGGTGGGTGACCTGCTTCCCGCCCGAGGACTCCCTGGCCATCATCAGCGCCCCCTCGCTCGACCAGATCAACCGGGTGGTGTTCAAGTACCTCAAGGACAACTACGGCCACGCGGCCGCCACGGCGGCGCAGAAGGATATGCTGAACCCGTTCCCGGGCTGGATCAACGAGTCGCTGGAGTGGAAGTACAAGAAGATGGACGGCTCGGGTAACGAGGCCATCGCCTTCGGTAAGCGCCCCACCGACCAGGACATCGTGTCCACCTTCCAGGGAACGCGTAAGCTGCGCACCTTTGTGGCGCTCGACGAGGCCGGGGGCGTCCCGCCCGAGCTGTTTACTGGCGCTGAGGCCGTCATGACCGGTCAGGACTCGAAGATCGTCGCCATCGGCAACCCCGACTCGCGAGGTACCGAGTTCCACCGCATCTTCACCGTGCCTGCGCTCATGGACGAGTGGAACACCTTCACCATCTCGGCGTACGACCTGCCGACGGTAACGGGCGAGGTGGTCTACCCCGACCACCCCGAGAAGCAGGAGCGCATGCTCAAGGGCCTCACGTCGCTGGACTGGATCCAGCACAAGGAGCGCGTTTGGAAGGTCGGCGGCAAGCCTGACGGCCGGTTCCTGGCAAAGGTGCTGGGCGAGTTCCCCGGCGAGACGGACAACGCCTTCTTCCCTCAGGAGGCCATCGACCGCGGCAACGACACCACCATCGACAAGCCTGAGAAGGGCATCATCATGGGCGTGGACCTCGCGCGCATGGGTGACGACGACTCCGTGGTTTACACGAACCAGGGCGGGCGCGTGAGGCTGTTCAAGGGGCAGGTGAGGTACAGCGACCGTGAGGGCACCAAGACCACCACGGGCGTTTGGAGCAAGGAGAACACGGTCGCTTCGGCGCGCCGGGTCCACGCCATTGCCATGCAGATCGGGGCCAAGCAGGTCCGACTCGACTCCTCCGGCATTGGTGGCGCGGTCTTCGATGAGCTGGAGCAGCTTGAGGAGTTCGACGGGAAGTGCTACACGTTGGTCGGCATCAACAACGCCAACTCGTCGTCGAACAACATGCGCTGGGCCAACATTCGTGCGGAGAATCACGACAACCTTCGCGACATGCTGATCAAGGGCTACGTGGACCTCGACCCTGAGGACACCATGCTGAGGGATGAGCTGCTGGTCATCACGTACAAGCTGAACCTCCGGGGCGCTGTGCAGATCACCCCGAAGGACGAGATGAAGTCTGAGCTGAATGGCTCGCCCGACCGTCTCGACGCGGTGATTTACTCCCTGGCTGACCTCGACCACATCGTGGACGGACCACAGCCCGGCGAGCGCATCGAGTACGATATGGGCGTGTTTGAGGAGGAATCGCCCTTCTATGCGGCTGATTTCTGGTGAAAACGCCTGCTAAACTGGTCAAATGCCTCACATCCCCAACTATATGACTAGCGACAACCGCCAGGCCCTGTCGCTCTCCGAGCAGCTCCTTGAGTCCAACCTTGCGGTGGAGAGGATGGCCGAGGGGTACTCGGCTATGACTCGCGCGATCCTGGATTTCGACGATGTGGGCTGGAAGGTGGTGTCCGACATCACCGGGTCTGGCGTCACGCTGGATGAGGTCAAGACCGTAGCCAAGGAGGCGCGGAAGAACACCACCACGAGCCCGATGCTCAAGCGTGGTGCGTCGCTTCGTGGGGCGTACGTGTTCGGTCGTGGGTTCTCGCTGGGCGACCTCAAGGGCCCTCAGCAGAGGATCGTGGATGACCCGGTGAACCAGGCGGTCCTGTTTGGGTCTGGTGCGACGAAGAAGAACGAGCGCACGCTGTTCACGGACGGCAACTTCTTCACCGTGTTCAATCGCAAGACCAAGCGCTTCTCTCGCGTGCCGCTGGGCCAGATCACCGGCGTGGTTACGGACGTGGACGACAACGAGACCATCCACTACTACCAGCGCACCTACAAGTCCACGAATAACATCAAGGGCGACAGCGACCCTGACGTGATAGTGGTGTGGATTCCGGTGGACACGTTTGACGGGCGCCTCGCCACCCGCATTCAGGACAAGCCGGTGGATGCGAACCTGGTCATCGTGGACATCAAGGTGAACAACGACTCCGGCGACCTGTGGGGCGTCCCGGATTGCCTGCCCGCCATCCCGTGGGTGTGGGCGTACTCCGAGTACATGAAGGACGGTTCCAAGCTACTCAAGGCGCTGTCGAGCATCGCTTGGCAGGTGAAGCAGAAGACCTCGAAGGGTGTCCAGCAGGGTGTCGCCAAGATTGCCGCCAACCGCACGGCCGGATCAACGGCTGTGACTGGAGACGTGGAGATCAACTCTCTGCCTCGATCCAACAGCGTGGACCTCGGCACGGGGCGTCCGCTGGCGTCGATGGCGGCCACCGCCATGGAGGTCTCGGTCATCGCGCTTCTGTCGGACCCGGGGGCGGCTCAGGGCTCTAACGCTGCCGCCACCACGCTCGACCAGCCGACCATCAACTCGGCGCTCGCACGCCAGCAGGACTGGGAGGCGTTCTACGACCGGTGCCTCAAGCTCATCGGCGTCACGAAGCCGAACGTGAAGTTCAAGCAGATCGTCGTGGACCCGGGTTACCGTTCCGTGCAGTCGCTCAGTCAGCTTTGGAGCACGGGTCTTGCTGACCCGAAGGTGATCCTCAACGAGTACGCCGAGCTTTTGGATATTGAGCAGCTCATGGGCGCGACTCCGGTGGATGGCGTTATGATCCCGAACAACGAGAAGTTCGTGAACACTCTGTCTAACGATGGTCTTCCCGAGGGCAAGAACGGTAACCCGTCCACCCCGGCGACAGGTCCTGGTAAGTCGGGGGCTGGCGTGGGCAAGATTGCTGACGGCGACAATTCTGCTCGCGACGCTGATAAGGGAGCGAAGGGCTAAGCGCACTTGTACGTGTGATATGCTCATATCCATGACACGCAGGTTTACCGAGGCAGCGAAGCTAGCCCCCGCTGAGGGGGATGGTCGCTACCGCATTCAGCTCATCAAGGAAGGCGTGTCCAAGAACGGTGTGAACTACCTGGGCAAGACGCTCAAGGAGCATGGCGCAACGGCATGGCCGTCCGGCACCAAGATGTTCGCCAACCATGACACTGAGGCGCCCTACACGGGTGGCGACGTGGCGAAGTTGGTAGGCTATACGCTGACGGATCCTGAGTACATCGAGGGTGATGGTCTTTGGGCAGACGCCCAGATCGGAACCCAGTGGCGTCAGTTCGTTGAGGACTACAAGGAAGTCATTGGGCTCAGTGTGGTCGTGCAGGGTGATGTCGAGGACACGGGTTTCGGCCCCATGGTCACGGCGCTTTACGCCGACGAGTACAACAGCGTAGACCTGGTCATCGCTCCTGCCGCCGGTGGCGGGATCAAGGAGCGGCTCCAGGAGAGCTACCACAAGATCACCGGGGAGTATCTCCGGGAATCCGACGCCGCACCTGCGGCACCAATCAACGAAAGTGAAGGCATGGACGAGAAGCAGATTGCTGCCCTGTTCGAGGCTCTGCACGCGAAGCTGAACGAGGGCCTCACCGCCCTCAACGAGCGGCTCGACAAGACCATCGCCCTGGCGGAGTCTGCTGTCGCTGCTGCTCCGGTCGCGGACGAGGCATTCGAGGCGGGCATTGTCGCGAAGACGGAGGGCCTCTCGGAGGCGGCCGTCAAGCGCGTCAAGGCTTCGGCTGAGAAGGGCATCCCCCTGGCCGAGGCGCTCAAGAGCGAGGTCGAGATCCGCAAGGAGTACCTCGCCGAGGGCGACAAGCGTGAGCCCGAGGGCCACGTCCACATCGACAAGCCTGGTGCCAAGAAGAGCATCAGCGAGATCCTCTCTGGGGGTAAGAACTAATGGCCGTTCGCGAGCGTTACGACCAGGTTGACAGCCTGGAGTACAAGGTTGCTGAGGGCATCAAGTCCGGCGATCCCGTCATCCTTCCCTCCGGCGTCTTCGGCGTCGCTGAGATCGACGCGTGGAAGGGCTTCGATGGCGTGTTCCGCACGACCATCCGTACCGTCGGCGTCTTCGGCTTCGACTACACGGGTGCCGTGACCGAGAACGCTGCGGTCTACGCCGCTCCCCCGACCTCGGGTGTGATCGCCGTCAAGGCGACCCTCGCACTCGCATCCGCCGCTGGCAACCGCCAGGTGGGCACCGCGCACGAGCCCAAGGGTTCTGGCGCTGGCGTCCTCTACGTCCGCTTCACCAACTAAGGGGCCCCAGTAATGGCTTTCCAGCTCAGCGAGGCAATCGCCCGCATCGACGCCGAGGCGCCCAAGCGCTCGGCCGAGGCGTCCAAGTGGTACTTCGAGGCTCTGCACGGTTCGCCGTCTGAGAAGCTCGCGGCCCGCTACCGCCTCCAGGAGGGCATCACCACGAGTGATATCCCCTCCCTTCTGACCCCTGCGGTCAACATCCAGTTCCTCCAGGCTTACGCGGCCAACCCGAAGATCTGGGACAAGTTCGCTGGCGAGTACCTCGCTGACGACTTTGGCCAGATCGAGTGGGGCGACTTCACGATGGACGCCTCTGACCTCCCCTCCAAGGGCGGCCGGAAGCACGTCGAGGGTACGCTGCCTCACGTCGGTGAGCTGGACCGTTACCCGTCGATCAAGTTCGCCATCGCGCGACTGAACGCAACGCTCTCGAAGGGTGGTCTTCGGGCTCGCTTCTCGTGGGAGGCGCTGCGCAAGCAGGGCAACTTCGGTCTGCTCCAGAAGTTCGCGGACTCGTTCGCGCTCTTCGCGAGCCAGACGGAGGACCGTGAGGCCACGTTCCAGCTCGTCAATGAGAACGGCCTCAACACGGCCAACTTCAACGCGACGAACCAGAACATCCTGGCGGGCAATGGTGAGCTGACGCTCCCGAACCTGGAGGCTGCTCTCGCCCAGGTCAAGACTCAGAAGGTCAACGGCAACGTCGTCAACGTCACTGGCTGGAACCTCATCGTTCCTCCGGCACTCGCGGGTACGGCGGAGTCGATCAAGTCCCTCACCATCGTGCGTGCCAGCTCCACTCTCGCGGGTGGCGAGGCTGACCGCAACGTCGGCGGGATCACTGGCCAGGTCGATGTCCTTGTCAACCCGATGATCACCACGATCGCTGGTGCGGCTGCGGACAAGTTCTGGTTCCTCATCCCCAAGTCGAACATCCGGGACAACATTCTCAACGTGTTCCTGTCGGACGAGCGCCAGCCGCTCATCACGATCAAGGACTCGGGCCACTTCACGCAGGGTGGTGGCGACATTGCCCCCGTTCGTGGTTCGTTCGATGAGGACGACATCCAGACCCGTGTCCGTCACGTGGTCACCGGTGCTTTCGTCTCCCCCGCGGGCACTCTGGTGTCCAACGGTAGCGGCGTCGCGTAACCTCTAGCGTCAAGTGAAAGGCCCCTCCGAAGAGGGGCCTTTTGCGTGTGCTAAGCTGAGCGTGGTCGTTTCCTCCTTCTCGACCACACACGCCACCCCCGGTTCGAGGTTATCTCCCGGGGGTGGCGTTTTCAACTGGTAGACTGATCCCATGACTAACGCAGGCGCACCTTACGACCCGACAACTCCTGTCGGTCAGGTCCGAGCGCTGATTGATGACGACGCGCCGGACGAGGGTGGCAACTACCGCCTGTTCGGGGACAACACCATCAAGGCGTATCTTGCCATGGGTGCAGACTCTCCCCTCCGGGCTGCTGCGTTTGCGGTAGAGACCGTGGCCATGAGTCAGGTGCTGCTGCTCAAATCGTTCTCGGCCGATGACCTCTCCGTGCGCGGTGACCTCATCTCCGACTCGCTCCGCAAGCTCGCGCTCCAGTGGCGCACTCAGGCAGACACCGAGGACCGGCGCGAGGACTACGACGCCTTCGAGCTGGTCCCCCTCTATGAGGGCGATAAGCCTGAGCTGGCGGACTGGCCGAGGTTCTAGTGGGCAGCTTCTCCGGCGCAGGCGCCGGGCTCGACCTCCATGCGATCTCGCTGGCCATGCAGCCTGCGGTGAATATCTGGCAGTCGGGCATTGTCCAGATCATCGACCCGAAGCTCGCCAAGGGCATCTTCGACCCGTTCCTCAATCAGGACAGCGACGGAGCCCCTGGTGTTCTCTGGCAGGGTACCGCACGGATCCAGCCGATGCGAGCCCCGCTCAACGTCCAGACCGAGAACCGCCACACGGACCTCATCGGGGTTCGTGTGCAGATCCCGCTCAGCGTGGACATCGGTGCCATCCACAAGGGCCTACAGGTGGTCGTGGTGGACGGCGGCGAGGACCCCGAGCTGGAGCGCTTCCAGTACGTTGTCCAGGGCTCTATGGGCTCGTCCATGGCCTGGGTGCGCACGCTGGACACTGAGGTAGATATCGGCGTTCTGCGGGCAACAGAAGACATCAACATCGGATACGGCGTGAAGCCGTACGGCATCGAAGGGTACGGCAACTCATGACCACACTGACTCTCCCCGCGTACAAGGAGACGGGTTGGCACACCAAGCTCAACGCGGCTCTTGCTGCGCTGAACGACGGCAAGGTGGAGGTCTCCGCGTTCACCACGTACCAGGACCAGGTGAGCACGTCCCTTGGCGCTCGTGCGCTCAAGTCGGACACTGAGACGGCCCTGAACGCGCGTGTACTCACGAGCACGTATGGTGCGTTCCTGACGACTAACGCGGCGAACCTTGACGGCAAGGTCGGTACGGGGGCGTTTGACGCTTATAAGGCGCAGGTGAGCGCTTCCCTGGCGGGCAAGTCTGATACGGGGCACGTCCACGCTGCTGGCGATATCACCACGGGGGTATTTGCTCCTGAGCGCCTTGGCGAGCCACGGGCGACCGCAGCCGAACTGTCCGCAGCCCGGGTCGCTCTAGGCATTGATGAAGTGCAGCCGCTGCGCACCATGGATCGTCCGCCCGCGGTAAAGCTCACAAAGACGAACGTCACGAGCACAAGTATCGCTAACCCGTACAGCGTGGCCGCAAACGGCAACGCGGTCCTGTTTACTGGTAACGGCCCGAGTTCCGCGGACGGCTTTTACTACCGTAACGGTGTTGGTTCCGGTACGCAGGCGACCTTTGAGTGGTGGAGCGACGCCCCTGTGCTCGACATGTGCCTCATTGGCGGCAACACGCGCGCAAACCTGTTCATCGACGGCCGCCTTGTCAACCTCGACGACATCGTGACCGACACAAGCGGCGCCCCTTACCTCTACAACCTTGACTTCACAGGGCACGCCACCCCGTCGAAGGCGCGGCACTACCGGCTCACCGGCATCAACCTCCTCTTTGGTGGCATCCGCATTGGCTCCGCGCACTCAGCCTGGAAGCCTGCGCCCCACAAGCCGTTTGTCTGGGCCCTTGGCGATTCCTATGCTTTCGGCACGGGTGCGTCGCCTTTTGCGCAGTCGGCTCTTGCGGTTGCAGCTCAGGATCTCAACTGGGACCTCCTCGTTGATGGCGTTGGTGGTTCGGGCTGGACGGGGGGGACTTCTGGCACCCCACTGGAGCGCATAAACGCGAAGGCGACTACTCTTACCCGCGTGCCCGACGTTGTGCTGTTTGATCTGGGCTACAACAACAAGAGCGCCACAGATCATGCTCCGATTGCAGCGTCTATCGACGCTTCTGTTGCTCGCATTCGAGGGCTGTTCCCGCAGGCTCGAATTGCCCTTAAGGGGCCAGCTACGCCTATGGGCATTACGTCCCAGCTTGCCGCCATCCGTGAAACCATTCGCGCTCGTGCTGTGGCGCTTGGCGTCGCCTTTATCGAGACTGAGGGTTGGGTGACTTCGGACAACCGTTCCCTCTACACTGGCGCAGACAATGAGCACCCCAACTCGTTGGGGCATGTCTACCTCGGTCACCGCAACTCTGCCGCCCTCGGTGCAGTTTTTCCCGAGTCTCCTTTTGGCGAGGTCAGTAAGGCATACGTTGATGCAGCCAATTCTGCGCTGAACGCTGCGGTCGCCACGAAGGTAAGCGTCATCGTCGTGCCCCAGGGCACCACGACCATCCCTGCTGGTACCGCCGCGGGGTCGCTGATCCTTGAGCAGGGGGCGTAATGGCTAAGGCAACACGCAAGGGTTATGCCTCTGGTGTGTCCTCGGGCGCTTCCACGACGTTTACGATCACGCCTCCCAGCGACCTGGTGGATGGCGATTGGATGCTTTTCTCGATCGCGGTCAACGGCACGACCAATACGATCACGCCGCCCTCTGGTTGGGTGACGCTTGGCGACTCTAACCAGGGCAGCAACACCTCGGGCACGCGCCGTTTCTATCTCTTCGGCAAGCGTCGGATCGGTAGTGAGGCCACTTACCAGTTCACTACGTCTAGTGCCGTAGTTGTGGCATGGTCCATCGTGTATGGTTCCGGTGGCGTCGTCTCGCCCGCTGAGTGGGTCAACGGTGGCATGGAGCGCCGTGCTGTTTACGCGGGAGATGGTTACAAGACCCGGGCTCCGGGCGTTACGGCCGCCACCAACAGTCTTGTGTTGACGTATGCGGGTGAAGCCAGCACCGCCACGGAAACGGATACACAGGTCACTGTGGCGGGTGCCACTAAGTGGTTCTTCGTGGGGCACCAAACCAACTCCATTGAGACGGCTTTGTGGGCGTACAACGACTCGGTGACGGCGGGCAAGACGGCCGACGTGATTGTGGCGTATCCGAACCTCCAGGCTTCCAATGCCGTGGGCGTTCAGGTTGCCATTCCTGAACTGGTCGAGTCCGGCGGCACACCTACGGTGCTGGCAGTGGCTGACTTTGAGACCGTCAATCCTTTCACTATCGGCAGTACCGCAAACTTCGAAGTCAGTACCGCGGTTTCTCGTTCGGGCACCAAGGGGTTGCGTCGCGCTTCTAACGCCTCTACGGCCACTCATTCGCAGGTGGTATCCTCGCAGGTTTTCACGCCCTCGGGGCTGGGGTACCGCCTTGTCGGCTACGTCCGGCTCGACGACTCGTCCGCGAATGTCAACCTGGCCGGACTTACGGTTGGAGCTGCTGCGGATGGTACGGGTGGCATCCAGGCCATCGTGGATACGCGAAACGGGGCGGGCGGGGCCAGTGTTTCTAGCCTCCAGCTTCGTACTGGGCTCAGCACGGTGATCACCGGGCTGAGTGTTCCCGGCTCGATTCTTGCCGGTAGTCGCTATCGCATCGAAATGGATTGGTTCGCCGGGTCCCCCAGTGTGAAGGCGCGCTTCTACAACGACAGCACCGGTGCATACATCGGCTCGCTGGAGGGTGGTAGTACCACCACGTCCGGCGCGGTGGGTGTCTACAGCTATGGCCTCGCATCCTTTGACGACATCACGCTCCAGACCATCGTCACCCCGGCGCTCGGCGTGCGGCTGGCTTTCACTCCTGACGGCACCACGCGCGTCACGGGGCGGCTGACCTACTTCGACGGCGCGAAGAACATCCCGATCCTCTCTGCCCGTGCGATCCCGTACGGCAAGAAGCTGGATCGGCTGTTCGAGAGGCCGTTCGTCATGGCGCATCGCGGCGGGTCTCTGGACTACGCCGAGATGAGTATGCGCGGCTACACGGAGTCCGTGGCGCTCGGTGCTATGGGCTTGGAGTTCTCGGTTGCGCGTTCCTCGGATGGCGTGTTCTTCGGCCTCCACGACGCCGACCTGAACCGCACGAGTCCGAGCCTCGGTAGCACTAGCTTCAAGCCGGGCGAGCACACGTGGGCGGAGATCAGCGCGCTCAGCGTGGTCGTCGGCACGGGTGACGGGCGCTTCGGCCCCCAGCCGTACATGAAGCTGGAGGACATGCTCAACACGTATGCCCGCAGCCACACCATCTTCATCGACCCGAAGGTCGTCGGCAACTCGAACATCCCGGACCTGATCGCCTACCTCCAGACGTTCCCGGACTACCAGAACACGTTCGTGGGTAAGTATTTCCACTCGGGCTTCGTCGAGGTGGGGCGCAAGTTCCGTGCGGCTGGCATGAAGACGTGGGGTTACTACTACTACGACGACCTGGTGACCTCGCTCACTGCGGCTGGTGGTACACCCAAGGCGACCAACATCCAGACCACCAACACTGAGTGGGACTACCTGGGCTTGGAGTACACCGCCAGCCAGGACGCTTGGAACGAGGTGCTGTCGTACGGCAAGCCGGTCATTGGGCACATCGTTCCGACCGGTGCCGCCGCACTCACGGCTCTGAGCAAGGGTGCGTCTGGAGTCATGGCCTCGGGTATCCGCAGCGTCATGGCTGCGCGAGCCTGGTAGGATTGCCTAATGGCAACCCTGATTCTTCCCAAGAGTGGTGATGAGCAGTGGGGCAATTCTGTCAACCTGGCTATCACTGGCATCTTCAACCGTGTAGAGGGCATCATTCCTGCCATTACCACTCTGTCCAACCGCACCCAGTTCTTCCTTGAGAGGGACAAGGACGGCGCTTACATCGTCCGAAAGGCGTAGCCCTTGGCTTCTCGCATCACACGTAGCACCCCCATGATGGATCGGCCCACGTGGCTCGGCCTGTTCTCCACCTTGGTGAAGACGACCTCGCGTCAGCGACCCATCATCTTCCTGGACGTGGGTGACTCCATCAAGGAGGGCTACGGTACCGTCAACCCGGTCAACGGGTGGGCGTACGAGAACGCCAAGGAGATCCAGCGTGTGTGGGGCGACCCGTCGTGGGACGACCTTGGCTTCCAGTACATCCCGACGTACCAGCAGTTCGACTACCCAACCCCGAACACCAAGTGGGGCGTGCAGTCCACCGGCTCCAAGACCGAGGGTTCGCTCTACGGCATTGGCCGCAAGAGCGCCATCAAGTACGCCGCGTCCAGCTCAACGTGGACCGACATGTGCACGTCCATGGCCGTGCTCGTCTACCAGCCCGCGGGCAAGACCACGCAGATCGAGGTCTACGTGGACGACAAGCTCATCAAGACGCACACCACCACCACGGGCTCCAAGCTGTACTCCACGGGCGTCCTGCCGCTGGCCAACCGCAAGGTCACCTTCCGGTACCTCAGCTCCTCGGGCGCATACGAGTCCGGCATCGGCGTGTACCGCGGCTCGGAGACTAAGGGCTACCAGACGTGGGTTGCGGCTAAGTCCGGCACCTACACCGCCAACTTCATCTCCTCTGGTGGCGCGAACGTCAGCAACCCGACGAACGCCCACCTCATTGCCGCGGGTGGCATCGGCACGCCCGACGTGATCTCGTACAACTGGATCACCAACGACATCCACTCCAGCAACGGCAAGCGCACGCCTGCCCAGCTTGAGGCCGACTATCTCCAGATGATTGACGACAACGAGGCCCAGTTCGGCAACAAGGTCCTCCACTTCATCAACACCCCCCAGGAACTCCGCACGGAGAACAAGATGGACACCTGGGAGAACTACATGAAGGCGCTCAGCCGCGTGGCTGCCCAGCGCGACCGCGTGCTGTTCGAGCCCCTGTCGGACCACTTCGAAATCAAGGCCGCGAGCAACGATCCGTGGTACTTCGACGGGCTCCACCCGAATGAGGCGGGGTACAGGCGCTACGGCCAGAAGACCGTCCAGATCTTGGCGGGCTCGGTCGAGGGCGGCGGAAGCGACACGACCGCGCCGACGATCACGCTTGTGAGCCCTGCTGCTGGCGCGACCGTCACGGGCGTGGTCCCGTTCCGGGTGACCATCACCGACGCTTCCGGCGTGGGTTCTGCTGGCGTGTCCTCGGGTAACACCAGCCTGGGCAAGCTGACCAAGATCAGCGGCGACACCTATGGTCTCGACGTGGACTACACCAAGCTCCAGGGCATCACGTCCTGGTTCGCCTTCGCGGGTGACACGATCACGCCCCCCAACACGGCCAAGACCGCCTCTCGTGCGATCACGGTCGCCTCGGCGGGTGGCACGACTCCGCTCAGCCTGGACTTCTCCAACGTGGGTGACTCCCTCGCGGAGAACTACTACGTGAACAAGGCCAAGCTCGTCGCGGCCTACCCCAGCTCCACCTTCGCGGTGCAGGCCAAGGGTGGGTACCTCGGCACTGAGGTAGCTGCCTTCCAGGGCGGCCACCCGGCCACGGCCATCTTCCCGAACAACACCATCCCCGCCGCAGCCACGGCCACCACGATCACGCTGGACATTAACCTCCTGGCGTCTCCTGGCGAGACCGGCGACCGCAGCCAGGTGGTGCGTATCTCGGGTGTCACGGGCACCCTGCGCAGCGTCAAGGCGAGCACGGGCAACAACACCGGCTCGTACACCCACACGTTCACTCGCACGACCGCTGGCACGGCTGTCACTATCCCGTCCACGGGCGCTCAGGTGCTGCTTGGGGACGAGCACACCGGCCGCCTCATGCTGATTCAGACGGAGCGTAACTCGTTCCACCTGGGCACGGACGCGCAGGCGGTCACCCGCATTCAGGAGATGATGGCGTTCAACCGCCGCCCGACGAAGGACCACATCGTCTTCGACATCCCGGCTGCGGACAAGACGATTGAGCTGCCCGGCACGGCCCTGCGTAACCAGCTCGATTCCCGGAACGCTGCCCTCAAGGCGGCTTTCCCGAACAACTTCGTCGAGGCGTCCAAGTATCTCCAGTCGGAGACGATCATCCGCAAGGCTGGCCTGATTCCGACGGACGAGGACCGCGCGGACATCGCCAATGGGTTCGTCCCGGCGTCGTTCCGCAGTGACAGCGTGCACTACAACCAGTCGGCCTACGACATGATCTCCGACCTGGTGATCGAGAATCTCAAGGCCCGCGGCTTCGCGCCTGAGACGGACATCAGCGACAAGGACACCACGGCTCCGATCCTGGAGCTGGTGAGCCCTGTTGCAGGCGCCACGGTCTCCGGCACGATTCCTTTCCGGGTTCGCGCCACGGATGCCACGGGTGTCTCCACCGTGCAGGTGTACTCTGGCCCCGGCATTGTCGGCGTCATGAGCCCCCTGGGCGATGGCCTGTACGGGCTTGATGTGGACTACGCGACCATGCAGGGCAAGTCGGGTTGGCGTGCGATTGCGGCCGACACGGTAACCCCGCAGAACACCACTTCCAGCGCCACCCGTGCGCTGACCATCGCGCCGCTGCCGTCCAACCAGACGCTGCCGCCGACGATCACCAACATCAAGCCGGTGGGTGGCATGAAGCTCTCGGGCAACGTGACGTTCGAGGCGACGGTCGCTTCGGCGGGGAACAAGATCGCCTCCGTGGCTTTCTTCTCGCGCGGCGTCCTGATCGGCGCTGGCACCGAGACCACGCCCGGCGTCTGGACCCTCCAGAAGGTGGCGGGCTCGGCCAACTTCCCGGTCACGATGGTGGACTTCTATGTCGTGGCTCAGGATGATGCGGCCACGCCGAACACCACGCAGAGCGAGCCGGTTGCGGTCACGGTCGAGGAGAAGGTGGTCACGCCTCCTGTTCCCGTTCTGACCGCCCCGGCGTCGAACGCGGTGCTTACGGGTACGGTGAAGTTCCAGGCCGTGGTGACGGATGCGGTGGGTGTCCTGACGGTTGGTTTCTGGACCGGCAACACCCCGCTGTTCCCGGCAACCCGTGTGGGCGGTACCACAATTTGGGAAGCGACGGCTGCTGCGGGCGACCTCCCTGAGGATCTCACATCCGTGCGTGTTCGTGCTGTAAACAACGGCCTGGTTGAGGCGTTCTCCAACCCGACGCCGGTGACTGTTCGCCCGGGCGGCTCCATCCAGCTTGGTGACCCCAACGACCGGCTGATCAGTGAGGCGATGCTGACCACGGCCCTGGCCAAGGTGTACGCCCTGGTCAACCCGCTGTCTGGCACATCCACCATGCGGCCACCGGCCGCCACGGTGGCCGCTGGCACCCTGTTCTACGACACCACCACCAAGGTTCCCCAGTGGAGCGATGGCGTGGTGTGGCGGCAGGCGGACGGCTCGGTCGTCTAATGGGGGTCCGCATGACGCAGCTCACTGTGGCGGACATGCAGCTCGGTGCCCGCAATGCTCTCCAGACCATCAAGTCGGTGGATTCCGACCTGGAGCACATTGCGCGGCAGGGCGCCCAGGAGACGCAGGCCAACATCGACCGCATTGACACGGGCGACATGCGCGACGACGTGAGCTACAGGAAGGTCGCCAGTGGCGCGACGTTCTCCACCTGGGCGTTCGGCTGGGTGAACCGCTTCCAGCGCTACTACCACTTCCAGGAAGACGGCTTCATCCACTGGCGCAGCGGCAACGAGATCGCAGGCATGCACGCGCTCAAGGATGCCACCGAAGAGGCACGCGCTACACTCAAGAGGGCGAGTGCCGAGATCGTACACAAGGCTGCTGGCAATTTGGTAGGCAAGGGAGGGCGCAGGCGATGAGCCTCAATCTGTTCGAGGTGCAGGAAGCTATCGTGGACAAGATCCGCGCGGAGTTCGTGAACTACGAGGTCCACGAGGACGCACTCCACGACGACTATCCGATCCGACTCGACCCCAACGGCAAGCTCCGCAGCTACTTTGTCGTGCGCTTCGGCCCTGCCCGTCGTACGGCTGGTGGCGGCAATATGGGCAACCAGCGCAACGATGAGTTCTACTCGACCGTGGATCTTAGTGTCGTGGCAAGGGAGGGCAAGATTGCCCGACAGGTCATGTCCATCGCGCATGATCGGCTGGAGGGTTGGGCTCCCGAGCATGGTGAGAAGCTCACCGGGGGTGGTGGCACCGGTTACTTCACGATCCTGTCCAACGACTCGCGGCCTACGGCATACATCGTGGAGATGCGGTTCCGCTTCCAGTACAACGGCCAGTCTGTAGGCTCTGCAATCCCGGTCCCCGAGCCGTGATAGACTGATCGCTATGCTGATCCGTAACCGAGTTTCCGGGCAGGTCTCCGACAAGATTGACCCCAGCTTTCTCACTCACCCTCACTTCAAGGACATCCTTGAGGAGGTTCCCGACGGCACTAAGTCGTACGTGGAGGGCATGTTCCGGCAGCCCGAGGTTGAGCCTGAGGCTGACACGCCCGCTCCAACCCCCGTAACCGTCAAGAAGAGTGAGAAGAACTAATGGCCAATGACCGGCTCTACCGCGAGAACACCTTTTGGGGTCTCGCCTACCCTGAGGCGTTCAGCCAGCTCGGGGTCTTCCCCGCCGCTGAGCTGAACAACAGCATGCTTGTCAAGGACCTCACGTGCGCCCTCTGGGAGGACGACACTGAGATGACCCTCGGTGACTCCGAGAGTGACGACGGCCTCACGTTCTGCTCGAAGGCTGGCGAGACCACGCCGACCTTCTTCAACCCCACCACGGTCTTCACTGCCGTGCGTGACAAGGACCGCGCGGCCGATGGCCTGTTCAACATGGCTTACGACCACCTCGCGTTCCCCGATATCACCTACTTCGCGATCAAGCGAGTGGGCAAGCCCAACACCGCGCCGTTCGTGGCTGGTGACGAGATCCAGGTCGCACGGGTGAAGACCGACTGGGGTGTCGATCTGCTGGAGTCCGGCTCCAACGTTCGCCTCCAGCAGAGCTTCCTCGCTGACGACTTCACTGCATGGAATGTGACGGTTAGCTAATGGACATCCGACTTCCCGCTTCAGGTAACATCCGAGTCTGGTTCGCCCCTGGCGAGCCGTTCTCCAACTGGCGTTCGCCCACGGCTGGTGAGATCAACGCGATGCTCGACGTGTCGGATGCTGTCTCGTGGAACGACATGGGCTTCGGCCTCTCGTCCTCGAACACGAACTCCGACCCGGCGATCACGGCTAAGGGTCAGGTCTCTGACCGCGGTGCCACCCAGTATGGCGGCACCATGTCGCTCTACTACCCCAAGGTCCTGAATGACGTGACCAACAAGTACGCGCTCGTCCGTGCCGCGCTCAAGAACCCGCGCACCCTCGGCTACCTCGTGGTCCGGGTGGATGGCGAGGAGCTTTACACCACGGCTTCCACCGCGGCTCAGCCCGGTGTGCTCGCCAACGCGGGCGACGTGGTGGGTGTGTACCGCGTCATGACCGACGGCTATGCGGACGCTGTGACCGGCGAGGAGGCGTTCCGTTACACGGTGACGTTCATCTCCCAGGGTCGCGCTGAGCCCCGCACCGTCGTGCGCACGACCGGCTCTGCGGTGACCATCGCCCCGGCCACGTCCACGGGTCTCGTCGGTTCCCGCACTGCCCTCACCGGTTTTGCGGCTGGCCGCAAGTACACTCGGGCGCTCAGGTGGACCAGCTCCGCTCCGAACATCGCCACGGTCAGTGCGAACGGTATCGTCACTCGACGCGCCGTTGGTACCGCGACCATCACGGCGACGTGGGAGCAGGCTGGTGTGAGCGCTACGCATGCCGCAACGGTGACCGCGGCGTAACCCACCGCCACCAGCAGGGCCCCTCTTCGGAGGGGCCTTTTGCGTGTGTGGTAGTCTTGAGTTCGATCCAGGAGGAATATATATGACTGACACCAAGTCCATCGAGGAGCTTGTCGCTTCCGTATCCGATCCCGCCACGACCTCGTTCCTTGACCTGCTCCACCAGCGTGCGTACGCCAAGGCCAAGGTCGATGTCTACCTTGATGAGGCGCTCGGCCACCGAGTGGTCCAGCTCCGCAAGCAGCGAGACGAGCTGACCGGCAAGCTCGACGCTGGCGGCGACAGCGATGAGGTGGTGAACGCGTTGGCTGCCATCGAGGATGCGCTGGCCCAGCTTGCGGACCAGCTCAAGAAGACCAAACTGACGGTCCACCTCACCGGCATCAGCGAGGGCGCACGACTCAACATTCAGGACCAGCTTGAGGCGCTCTTCCCCACCGAGTACGACGTGGATGTGAGCCCGTACACCGGCGCCACACAGCGTACCCCGAAGCCGAACCCGAAGCGGGATCGCTTCGGTGGCTACCTTGTGTGGCGTGAGTCCATCGAGCAGATCGAGGGCTCTGGCATTGAGGGCAAGCTGACTGTCGCTGACGTGGCGGCTTTCCGGCAGAACATCCCGGCCGCGTCTCAGGTTGCTCTCATGGAGAAGATCGAGGAGCTGCGTGTTGCCACTCAGTGGACCGATATTGTGCAGGACGACGATTTTTTTCCCAGTGCCTGAGTCAGGACGCTAACCAGCACTACGCCATTTACCTTCGGGCGGCCATCTCTTCGGGGAGGCCGCCCGTTGCGGTACTGCTGGAGGACCCGAGCCACACCGAGTGGACGGCCCTTGACTACAGGCTCATCAAGGCGTACGAGATGTACCAGTCGTACACGGACGGCGCCTACCCCATCTGGATCGACCGTTCCGAGCGTGTGGCTTGGGATGTGAAGTCGGTCCGCTCCGGTTCTCGTGCGGCCGTCGAGCGCAAGACCTCGGGCAAGAACTTCAAGGCTGCCCCTGGTGTTTCCTTCTATGCGGTGCCCCGTTCGATTGACGGAGGCCCTTTACCCACTAAGCGCGACTACCTGGAGGCGCAGGCGGAGCTGAACGGTAGGGCGCAATAACCGGCTGGTAGACTGAACCGACCGACATGCTACATCTACTGATTGAGGCAACCTTTGACTGACGAGCGCTCTAGGGCTGTAGTTGAGTTCAGCGCCGACTATTCGGATGTGCTTGGTGACACCGACAAGCTGATCCGCAAGCTCGGGCAACTCAACAACCAGCTCACCGACAGCGATGTGGTCTCGAAGAAGTTCGAGCGTGGCCTGGTCTCCGCGGCTAACCGCACGGGTGTACTGAAGGACATCGAGGTTCAGCGGACTCGTGCGCTTGCGGCACAGGAGCGCCAGCTCAACTCCAGCGCTGCTGCACTTCGTCGGTACGCTAAGGGTGCGAAGGACGCCAACGGTGCCAACATCGGTGGCCGCTTCATGTCTAAGGAGCTGTCTGCCACGGTGGACGCCGGTATCCTCAAGGCGCAGGCCGACAAGGTTGAGGCGATTAACCGCAGCGTCGAGGATTCTAACCGTACCTGGGGTGCCTGGCGCACGGAGTTGGCCCGGACCAAAAACGAGATCACGGCGACCAACTCTGCTTTTAACGACCTCAACGGCAGGGTGTACTCGACCTCCGATTACATCGAGAGGAACCGCCAGGTTCTCTCCAAGCATGGCAAGGCGCTGGACGAAAACACTGTGCGGGCTAACCGTGCGGCTGCTGCGAACGACGCTCAGCTTCTTGCCTTGAAGAGCGCCCAGGCCGCCGAGCGCGCACGGGAGAACGCCAAGCCCAAGGCCATCGCGCCGGTGTCTTCCACGGTCGGTGTCACCCCGGCGACCAGTGTTTTTGCTAGCGCCGACTCGCGGGTGCTCTCCACCGCGGCTCTCATGCAGCGCGGCAAGGAGGTTGCGTCCGACTACCAGAAGACGCTTGACGCTGGGGCCAGGGCCACCGCGGCTGGCATGCGCGAGCAGGCCAAGGCTGCGGCTGAGGCTGCCCGTGAGCAGGCCAAGCTCGATAACGCCTGGCGCGCTGGCCACGAGGATCTCCGCCGGTCGAACAGTATCCTCCGCGAGACCGCTACCACCGCAGCTATCGTCGGCGCCGCACTGACCGTGTTGGCTGTCCAGCCTGCCCGGGTGGCTATCGCTTTCGAGAAGGAGTTCGCTTCCATGAAGCGAACCATCTCGGGCGTGAACGAGGACGGGCTGGACGCGCTCAAGGAGTCGTTCGTGGACCTGTCTACGATGATGCCGGTGAACTTCGCAGACCTCATCGAGATCGGTACCCTTGGTGGCCAGCTCGGCATCGCGGGTAACCAGCTTGACGAGTTCGCGGTCACGGTCGCGCGTTTCTCCTCGGTCACGGGCATTTCGGTTGAGAAGTCGGCTGAGGGTCTCGGTCGTTTGGCCCAGCTCCTCAAGCCCACGGGCCAGACGGAGATCGCGGCGACGGAGTACGAGAAGCTGTCGTCGGCCATCTTCGAGGTCGGTGTCTCCTCGGTCGCGACTGAGAAGGACATCCTCTCGATCTCCACCCAGATCTCTGGTATCTCCCGCTTCGCGGGGCTTGCCACCCCTGACGTGATCGGCTTCGCTGGCGCGCTCGCTTCCGTGGGCACCCGGCCCGAGCTTGCTCGTGGTCTCGTGACCCGACTGTTCACCAACATCACCTCCGCGGTGGGTGGCAGCGAGGAGAAGCTCAAGGCGTTCGCACGGGCGTCCGGTATGAGCGGCGAACAGTTCAAGAAGGCGTGGGCTTCGGGCGGCGACGCTCCCGGCAACCTGCTCATCCGCATGCTCAACGGCATCAACACTGCGGGCCCTGGCGCTCTCGGCGTGCTCAACGACATGGGGCTCTACTCCGTGCGAGACGTGCCTGCCATGCTCCGCCTTGCCCAGAGCACCTCCCTGGTCAACGACCTGATCCACCAGTCGCGTGAGGCGTACGCCAGCGGTAAGTCCACCATCGACGCCTACGGCAATGTGGCGGGCACGACGGCGGCCAAGCTCGCGGTCCTAAAGAACCAGTTCGATGCCTTCCTCGCGTCCGTCGGCTCTAGCTCCACCGGCCCGATTGGCTTCTTGGCTGAGCAGCTCGGCAACCTGTTGGGCTTGTTCCGTGAGATCGCGGGCAACCCTGTCGCCGGTGCTATCGCTGGCACGATGCTGGCCGTGGTTGGTTTGGCTGGTGTGCTCACCATCGCGGTGTCCGCCATCGCCCTGTACCGGGTGGGGCTGAACGCTGCCTCCATCGGGCTCGACTTTCTCAAGGCCAACCAGGTCGGCACCATGGCCACGACCGCTTCGCTCAACGCGCAGCTCTCTTCCATGGGCATCATCAGCGGCAAGACGGCCACGGCTGTCAAGCTGCTCGGCTTCGCGTTCAAGGGTCTCGGCCTGCTGGCGCTGGCGTCCCTCCTGCCCGGCGTGCTCGGGATGTTCCGCGACCTCGGTAACAACATCCGTGGCGTCGACACCTCCAACTTCGATCAGATGATGAAGGCCATCAGTAAGAAGCCGGAGGCTGGGTGGGGTGGTTTGACCACCATGTTCGGTGAGGGTTCCAAGAAGGTCAAGACCGACACGCGCTCCATTGTGGAGAGCTTTGCTCAGATGGACGAGGCTGGCATCCGTGCCAACCGTGCGTTCACGAACATCTTCCAGGGTGTGAGCTACAAGCAGGGTGCTGCTGACCTCAAGGACCTTGACGACCAGATGGCGGCTCTCGCCAATGGTGGCAGTATCGAGGCTGCTCGCACCCAGTACCAGCAGCTCAAGAACGAGTTCGGTGAGGCTGGCATGTCCAGCAAGAACTTCAAGATCCTGTTCGAGGAGACCACTAAGGCCCTTGCCGCTGCCGCACCCGCCACGGGTGAGGTGCGCGAGGAGTTCAAGGAGATGGGTGTCGTCGCGCAGGAGACTGCCGACCGTCTCGGCCAGAGTGCCGACGAGTACAAGGCGTTCTCCGAGGCCATCCAGGGTGGGCTCGGCGGTTTCCAGGACACGACCGGCCTGCTCAAGCAGCTCCAGGAAGAGTCGAAGAACTTCGCTGAGAAGACCGCAAAGGCTACCTCCAGTGCGGGCGACTCGTGGGAAGACTACTACGACGGCGTGAGCGTGGACCTCCAGAAGTACTTGGACGGCATGCAGGAGCAGATCGACGCGCAGAACAACATGGAGTCGAACCTGCTCCAGCTCGGCGCGCGGGGTGCCGACAACGGACTGATTCAGTACCTTGCTGGTCTTGGCCCGGAGGCTGCTCCGCTGATCCAGGCGCTCGTCGATGGTACTGACGCGCAGATGGTCGAGTTCGCGAACAAGTTGGATCAGGGCGGCCAGTGGGGCGTGGACAACTTCATTCAGAACCTGGCCGGTGGTCCGGGGCTGATCGAGCAGGTCGCCAAGCAGAAGGGCGCCGACGCCGCCAAGGCTCTTTCTGACGGGCTGGCCTCGGGCAAGACCAACGTGGACCAGGCGATCTATGACTACGGTCTGATCATCGAGGACGCCAACCTTAAGATGCAGCTCGGCATCGACGGCACCAAGGCGCAGCAGGAACTCCAGCTCCTGGTGGCGGGGATGAGCGCGACTGAGCTGACTGCCTACCTGAGCGCCAACCCTGACAAGGCGAACGAGATCTATGCCGCGTACAAGGCGACTGTCGAGGATGGTGCAACCACACCCATCGATGCGGACAGGGCTGGGGCGGATGCTGCGTTCGCCGCCTGGCTTCTCCAGGTGAACGGTGGGGCTACGGCTCCGATGGGGGCTGACGCAACTGTTGCATGGGACAACTACTTGGCTTGGCTCGGTGGGGCTGAGTCTCTGGCGGTCGCCCCCCTGACATCTGACACCGGCAAGGCGCATCAGAACTACCGGATCTTCAAGGACTCCGCAGGTCAACTCATCATGATTCCGGTGGGAGCAAACACGGGTGCGGCCCAGGACGAAATCAACGCTCTTGTTTCCCGTAACGCTAGCCGCGCGGTCACCATCGCGGTGGACTTCCTGACCCGCACGGCACCCCCTGCTGCCCCTGGCGCGAACACCGGTGGGCTCATCCCTAGCTACTTCGCACGGGGTGATCTGGTGGGTAGCGTCGGCTTCAAGTCGAAGGGCAAGGATACTGTGCCCGCAATGCTGGAGCCGGGTGAGTTTGTCCTGCGCAAGCGGGCGGTGGATAGCTTGGGGTTGGACTACCTGCGGGAGCTGAATGCTCAGGGTTCCGCCGTGCGCCCTGCCCCTTCGGCTCGCTCTTTCGGGGCGGAGCAGGGGGGCACTGGTACCATGATGGTAGAGCTTTCGCCGCGTGACCGCCAGCTCCTCTCCCGAGCAGGTAACGTGTCACTGCGGATTGGCGATGAGACCATCGCAGGTGCCGCAGGACGTGGCAGCCTTGTGTCGAACAAGAAGAGGACTGCCTGATGTACTTCGGTACCCGTGAGCGGATGCTAGAGATCCCGAACCCTGTGGTAGGGATCGACGCCACAAAGACCGGATGGTCGTCCGAGTCGCGCTTCCTTGGTGGAGGCGCGTCCGCTCGGTCGTCGGTCGGCGCAGCTAAGAGCTACAGCATGAGCTGGAAGGTGAACAGCAAGGAGGACATGCGCCCCCTGCTGGACTTCGCTGACCAGATCCACGGCAAGCCGCCGTTCTACTTCATCGACCCGATGCAGGGTGACGCCAACCTGCTGAACGCGGGCTGGGCGGCGCCTTTCCAGGGTGTCTACGGTGGCCCGCTCCTGCTGGGTAACACCGCGCCCACCTACCGTGCGACGCCTGAGAACGACCTGATGTACCCGCTGGAGTCGGCCGTCTACAACGCACAGAGCGGCAACCCGCGGCGACCTCGCTTCCACCTGCCGATCCCTCCGGGGTATGCGGCATGGTTCGGTGTGCACGGTGTGTCGGGGCTCGGGCCGACCGGTGTGGCTCCTGGCCTGCGTATTGAGATCGAGACGTTCCTTAAGGGCCGTTCGGTTTCCAAGGTGCAGCCTGCCATGATGACGGTGCGTGATGAGAACCGCACCAACATCAGCTTCCGCGGCCCGCGCTTTGACGCCATCGACATCTACCTCACCGGCTTCGGCACGGTGCTGCTGTCTGGTCTCATCCTCCAGCTCCTCCCGCTGGGCGCGTCCCCCGCAACGGGCGGCTTCATCTCCGGTCAGGGGAACAGCGGCGTTGTCTTTTCGGGTGGCCAGCCTCAGTTCGAGGAGTACAGTTCGGGCCTCAACCGGGTCAACGTGTCGGCTGACTTCTTGGAGGTGGGCGCATGGCTCGGGGCGTGACTGTCAAGGTCGAGTCCAAGGGCGTCTTCGAGGGTGCCACGACGAACATCGCGGACTACACCATCCAGGAGGACTCCACTCCGCTGGCCGTCAATGACGCCACAGGCGGCACAGGAGACATCAGCTTTACCCTGGACGAGGATACTGAGCCCACGGGTTCCCGTCTCCTCTACGGGGCGTCTGTTGCCGTACAGGACGGCACCAACGGCATCACTCGGGGCCGCATCAACGGGCTGTCCGCCGACGGTGAGGGTGAGCTGGTTGTCAGCGCCACCAACTCGCTGTACCGGCTGACCGCGAACGCCACTCACAAGCCGTTTAACGGCTCGCTGGAGGCAGCCCTGCTCGGCTACATGCGACAGGTCGGTGTTTACGACGAGGTGCAGATCAGCCTCTCCACGAAGAAGCGCTACGTTGCGCTGCCCGGATTCTCTGGCCCGCTGTGGGACCGGCTCAAGGAGCTGGCCGCGGCGTACCAGTTCGAGATCGCGTTCGTGTCCGACCGCATCATCGTGCGCGACCCGCGGCTGAACGAGGTCAACAACAACCGCATCATCAGCCAGTCGTGGACTGTGGACGAGCAGCAGATGGCCCGCAAGGTCAAGGTGCACTACTACCAGAACACGTGGTACGAGCGCAAGCACCTCTACCCGACGGTGGAGGAGAAGGCCGATGTCATCGAGGTCAAGCAGGGCGAGACCAAGGTGTTCAACCTGCCCGTCTCTGCCAGCATCGACCGTGTGTACCAGCCGACCCCGCGCACGGATGCGGTGCCACTCATGATCGACTTCAAGAACCAGGACAGCGTCTACTCGATCATTGACAAGGACGACCAGGTGGTGCGGGCTGGTGACTGGTCTGGCGATGGTGGCTGGGTGCGGGCGGCGGTGGGTGAGGACGGCGTGTCCATCGACGTGACCGTGCGCGGCATGAACAACATCGAGCGGGCCCCATACAGACTGGCCAACAAGGGCAGCGATGACGAGGTGTACTCCACCCTGCGTCTAGTAGCCCGGGGTGTGTTCACCAAGGACCGCACGGTGGAAATCGCAACCGGCATCTCCGAGGAGATCACTGCTAACGAATACGGCACTGAAATCCAGAACCCCGCTATCAACACCGCGGCTGACGCCTTCGAGGCGGGGCTTCGGGTGGCCAATGCATACGCGGGCAAGAAGCGGACCCTGTCGGTGACGGCGGAATCCGTCAATCGCACGGGTGTGGATGGCAAGGCCCGGACGTTCAGCTTCGGGGACTATGACCAGAGCGCGCCCGGCCGGACCATTGCGGACTTCGATGCCACCTGGGCGGGCAAGACCTTCCAGGACTTCGACGACTACTTCATCGGGCTGTACGCCGACCTGTTCGAGAACCAGGCGTTCGGCAACGTCGCGGGCTCCCGTGTGCGTCATCGTGAAAACTTCTACCGGATCCGGAATGCCACGATCAGTCCTGAGCAGATCCAGTACAGCGCCGAGGCCGACAATACCTTCGCCGACTTCGATGCCCTCTGGAAGGGCAAGACGTTCTCCGACTTCGATGACTTCTGGGAGGGCTACACCTTCGGTGAGTTCGACATGATCCCGCTGTATGCACCGGCACCGGAGGATCCGTGGGTTGACCCGGCTGAGCCTGCGCGCGACTGGGTGAAGTGGAACGAGGGCGGCTATGGCGCTGGCCCGTTCGGCGGCCGACCTGGCGAGACCACACCCCCGGTGGGTGGCGACTTTGGCTATGGCGATGGTGGCTACGGGGACGGCGGCTACGGTGGTGGCGAGCCCACAGATGACACGGACACTGGTTACGGCTTTGCACCGTACGGTGAACTCGGATATGGAGACTAAGAATGAACATTGACGAACCGACTGATCTGCCTGCGGGCACTCGCAAGCCTTGGAGGCAGCTCATTGCTACGATGGCTGGTTTCGAGCGAACCCTGGAGCGCCTCACGGGTAACTCGAATGCTGGAGGTGCAGGCTCCGTTTACACCCAGTCTCAGGTGGACGAGATGTTCCGTAACCTCGATCAGCGCCTGCGTGTGCTTGAGCCCACCCCGGGCCCGGAACTCGGGTACCGCCCGAGTAAGTGGTAAGATAGTCGAATGGGTTACACAAGCGATGAGGGAATTTGGTTCCCTTCGACGGCCAGCGATCTGGTCCCTTTCTCCAACGTCTTTACGACCATGGCGGAGAGCGTGGACTGGGCTGTCCGGCGTCGGTCGAACCAGAACGTCACTAACGCTGACGACCAGGCGCTGCTCTTCCCCACACCGACGCATGGCAATGGTGTCTACCGCGAGGACCTGGGCCTGGAGCTGCGCTATAACGACGGCCGCGCCAAGAACAAGCCCTTCCCTGGTTGGTTCGCCCAGTCCGGCACGCTCCTGGGTGTGCACGATGTGCCGTGGGCGATCAAGAACAACGACAACGGTGATTTCGCGTTCGGTGACAAGCCGCAGGTACTGGTCGCGGGCTCCATCACTGACCCCGGAGTGCCTTTCCGCATGCGCATGTCCGTGCGCTGCGAGTTCGGCTCCACCCAGCCTGGCACCCGCTGGGACATTGCGGTTGGCGCCGGTGGTACCAACCAGATCGCCCAGCAGATCGACTTTGCCACGCGCGTGGATGAGGTTGTTGCCCCCGTGCACATGACCTCCCTTGCGAGTTCGCAGGTCTTCACCGGCACCACCCGTGTTGCCGTGGTCGCCAACAACGTGTACGGCTCTGCACTCGGCGTGCTCAAGGCGCCGAACCGCCAGTGGAAGATCGAAGTGGTGGCGGCCTAATGGGCTACTGGGGGTACCCGAACGGGCAGATCCCAAACGACAAGATGGCGCTCTACCGTGGGTGCCTCCTCCGTGCGGACGCGGCGGCTCAGGCGTACGCGCTCCAGGACGCCTACACGCGGGCGACCGGCAAGCCGCTGGTCATCCTGGAGGGCTACCGGGACTTGACCCGGCAGAAGTACCTCCGCAACCTGTACCTGTCGGGCCGAGGCAACATCGCCGCAGTTCCCGGTCTCAGCAACCACGGCTGGGGACTCGCCTGCGACTTCGCGGCACCACTCAACAGTTCGGGATCCGAAGAGCACCGGTGGATGCGACAGAACGCACCTCTGTTCGGCTTCGACTGGGCGCGCGGCAAGGCAGACAACGAACCGTGGCATTGGGAATACGGCAATGTGCCGGTTTCTCGTTGGGCATCACTAGACGTAACACCAATTGATAGGAATGATATGGCTGACATCACCGAGGGCCAGATGCAGCGCATCGCGGTTATCCTTCTTGACACCGAAATCCAGACTCCACTTGGGCCGCGCCTGGTGAAGCATGCACTTGGGGACGCGCTCCTTCTGGGGCAGGCCAATGCGAACAGCATCGCCGAGGTTCCTGACAAGACGTGGGATGTCCTTGTGGACCACCCTCTCGCCAAGAACGAAGATGGCACTCCGCTCAAGGTGCGTCTGGGTGACGTGGCGAAGTACGAGCCGCTGGAGCATCAGAACACGCGGGACGCCATCGCTAAGCTGGGTACTCTCCAGTTCACCGACAAGCAGCTTGCCACCATCGGGGCGGGCGTTAAGCCCATCGATGAGGCCAGCCTGGTCAAGAAGATTGTGGATGGTGTCAGGGCTCTCTTTGGCCGGGCTGCCGCATGAGTGCCAAGCACAGGCTCCGGCCGGTGCTGGTAGACACGTCGCTGAACTACGCTTTCGCCATCAAGTACCTGGTCTACGCCATCTTCGGCGTGGTCGGTACCATCTTCTCTGTGCCCGTGATCGCGAACGTTGGCGGGACGTACTACGAGTCCATCTGGTGCTTCTCCATTACCATCCTGGCGGTCCTCTCGGCTTACCGGGTGTGGAAGAACGCCAAGCTCGCGGTCTCCGTGCGGGACATGAAGAAGGAGATCTGGCTCACTCTCCCCATGAATATCCTGCTGTCCTTGTACGGCATCTTCATGACCGTCCTCGTCCTCAACGGTGATCTGACCAGGCTATCTCTGGCCGTGCTCGCCTATGCGCTTGTTGTGATGCCGACGTGGCGCGTCGTGTTTCTGGTTGGAAATATCCGAAATGGCTGATTTCATTGACAGCCTGGATCCCACCACGGTCACGACCAGTCTCATCACCGGCCTGCTCGGTGCGCTTTCTATCGTCTTCGTGAACTTCCTGCTGCGTCGCGGCAAGAGGGAGGAGAACCAGAATACTTCCGAGGCCAACGAGACGAACTCGTTCACGGCCATCACCAATAACCTGTTCCTCCAGCTCGCGGCGCACGCGGAGAAGATTGAGAGGCTGGAAGCGGCTGCGGCCCTCCAAACTGCCAAGGTCAATGAGCAGGGGGTCAAGATTGGTGAGCAGCAGATCAAGATTCTGGGCTTGGAGAGTGAGCGCGAGCGCCTGACGGAGGTGATCGGTCGCCGTGACCGTTACATCTCAAAACTGCTTGCGTCCTGGGGCCAGAGCACCACTGCGCCTAGGCCGGACGAGTAACTGGCTAAAGGCTACCCATCGTGGTAGCCTTTGGCTTTGACCCCAACATCTAGGAGGACCATGGCTCTCAAGGGCGAATGCTCAGTCTGCAAGTGGCAGACACAGAACGGCACGATCATCGACATGGCCCGCTCGCGAGCGGACATCAAGGCCGAGACGGGGCTCAGTAGGGACTCGATCCGCCGCCACTTGGAGCACGCGGTCTCGGTTCCTCAGATCCTCGAAGAGAGCATGGCACAGTCCTGGGCCGGGAACAAGGGCACCGGTGAGATCATCTCCCGCACCCGCCTGACCCGCGACGCCATCCTCGCCATGTACGGCTGGGACCCGGCCGAGTACCGCATCGTGGAGCCGCTCAAGGAGAACCACTGGGGCAAGCTCGACGACCAGTACCACCAGTACAAGTTCGAGACCCAGCGCGTCAACGACGAGGGCGAGTTCGAGGACGAGTACCCGCTGTGGCCTGTGGTCCAGCCTGCCCCGGCCATTCAGATCCAGCCGCTCACCCGGACGCCTCGTGCGACGGCATGGAAGACGGCCATTGGCATCGCGGACACCCAGATCGGGTACCGCATCTTCGAGGACGGGAGCCGCGAGGAGTTCCACGACGAGGCTGCCATGAACGTGGCGCTCCAGATCATCACGGCAGAGGCGCCTGAACAGCTCATCGTGCTCGGTGACATCGGTGACTTCACGGGCCAGGGCCGGTGGGCTCAGGAGGCTGCGTTCGCGCAGACCACCCAGCCGACTATTGACCGCATGGGCCTGTTCGCTGCGGAGATCCACCAGGCCATCGGTGGCGACGCCAAGCAGGTGTGGATCGAGGGCAACCACGACCGCCGCCTTCAGAACTTCGTCGAGGCCAACGCGCTCAGCGCCTTCGGGCTCCGCCGTGCGGGTGCCCCTGAGAGCTGGCCTGTCATGAGCCTGCCGAACCTGTGCCGCTTGGACGAGCACAACGTTACGTACATCGACTCCTACCCGAACGCCACGTGGTGGGTGAACGAGTCGCTGCGGGCCATCCACGGCACCCGTGCGAACGCGTCGGGCTCAACTGCCTCCCAGTACGCGAACCAGATGCCGCACATCTCCACCATGTTCGGACATACTCACCGCCAGGAGGTCCAGTCCAAGACGACCTTCGACCGGCAGGGCAAGATCCGCACGGTGAACTTCAACCCGGGCTGCCTCTGCCGTGTGGATGGCGCTGTGCCTTCGGTGCATGGTTCCACGAACGCACGGGGGCGCGCGGCTGAGGTGTTCGAGGACTGGCAGCAGGGACTCTCGGTTGTGCGCTACCACGAGGATGGCCGGTTTTTCGTTGAGCAGGTCCAGATTGAGGACGGCTTCTCCATTTATGGTGGACAGGAGTTCCACGCGGTGGTAGGATCTTAGGATGAACAACGACAATGAGTACACCGTCCCTATTGACCCAATGGATGAGCTGATTTGCGAAGGATGTCAATAAGAGAGTCTTGCGTGCGCTAAGTTAGGCACATGAACAAGAACATGAACCGCCAGCCTTGCGTCTATGGACTCGAGGCTGGCGGTTTTCTATATGTCGGAGTCACTACGGTCAACCCCAAGACTCGTTGGTGGGGGCATCGGGGCCGAGCTCGTGGCGGGCACACTGCTCCCGTGTACGAGAGAATGAGGGAGGTGGGCATCGACGCAGTGAAGATCGTGGTGCTAGAGGAGTGCGAAGCGGACAGGCTTGAGGGGAGGGAGCTGTTCTGGATCCAAAAGCTCAAGAGCGAGGGCCACGATCTGACCAACCAGATCGGCGCGGACGGCAAGGCGAAGTCCATGAGTGCATCCAGCCGCTCTAGGATCGGTGCCGCTAAGGCGGGTAAGCCAACTTGGATCAAGGGTAAGACTGGGGCAGCGGCTGGGTGGACGCCTGAACGAAAAGCCGCCCAACGTGCTAGGATCATCAAGTTCAACCAAAGCCAACCAGTAAGGAGCAACACGGCATGACCTTCTCTACCGCCCCGTCCGACCCCACCGGTCGCGACATTCCCCTCTCTGAGCCCGACGCCTCGCGTGATGTCGTCGACTTCTCTGCCCACAAGGCGTGGGTTGGCGCGGCTGCGGCCGGTGTCGTCGCGGCGCTCGGCTCGTTCATCATCGCCGTCGGTGACGACGTGGTGAGCGCAGGCGAGTGGGCGACCATCGCGGTCTCCCTCATCGTCGGTGCCGGCCTCACCGGTGCTGGCGTGTACGCTGCGCCTCGCAAGGCCGTCAGCAACTAGCTCCCGTCCAACAAGACAGCCCCCGTCCAACAAGACAGCCCCCGTGCATTCGTGCACGGGGGCTTCTTCGTGCCTGCGTGAGGGCATGAAAAAGCCCCGGTCTCCTTGTGGGAGCCGGGGCTTTCTCAGCGGTAGCGTTGCTTGGTGATGTGCCACAGCTTGCACTCTTCGCACAGGTAGACCCTGAATGAGTTCCCCATGCTGGCTCCCTTGGTCCGCGCGTCGTGCGGGGAGGTGTAGCCATGCTTCGTGCATTCGGGGAGGGTGTTCATCGGAAGTACCTCTTGAGTGTCGGTATGTGGACACGGGAGCGGAGATACTCCAGCGCGTGGATGATGGCGTCGTTCACGTCTCGGCCATCTTCATGCTGGTAGTCTACGCCGCTCTGCCACAGCCCGTGCTCCTTGAGGATCCTGTTAGGCACTCCAGCCTTGCGAGTGCGGTCCTGCCAGTTGACCTTCTGGGGGTGGGCCATCATCATGATGGCACCTTCGCCTCGCTTGGACTCAATGTTGGCCACGAAGTCGTTGTTGGCCAGTACGAACAGCTCGGACACCCAAATGGTGTTGTCCCAGCCGGGCCAGTCGGCATGCTGAGTCCACCACTCGATGAGCCCCTCGGTGCCACCCTGCGGCTCCCAGCCCTCAATGAACTCGTACGCCTGCTTAGGGCCGAACGACCCCAGCGCGATCCCTGAGGACACGCCGGGGTCGAAGCTCAGCAGGTACGTCATGCACCCCTCACCTTGTCAAGCAGGGCGCGGTCGCGTGGGGTAATTTCCGCCACGTTGCCGATGTTCATGCGACCGATGGGCGCTGCGAACTCCTCGGGCTCGTCGGGGACGTACAGCGAGAGCGTGGCCTGCACGAGGGCGTAGGCCAGCTTGTCCGACAGGTCGGCGTGCTGCATCTCCTGGTAGGTGTCCGCCAGGATCTTGTTCGCCGCAGCGAAGTGCTGGTCGGGGGTCAGTCTTCGAGCCATTTTAGTTCTCCTTCTGTCTTGACTTCCAGAGCGCTTGTGCGCTCCTCTTACAAATGCGACACTGACTTGCCCCAATACCAGAAGCGGTCAGCTACGGCGCTTGCATCCACTCGTTGATCTCCTCTTGCTTGATGGGGAACGTCACGATGCCCGTGCACGTTCGATGGTAGGCGGTCCACTTACCGGAGTCCGCCTTTGACTTCCAACTCACGAGCACCTTGCCCTTGCCGGGCTTCACGGCCTCAACCCACACGTTGTCGTAGGGTTCGCCGCCATGTTCCTGGCCAGCTTTCTGGGTATCGGGCCCGTAAACCCGTCGAGGCGTTTCGAACCGAGAGTACCCCATGATGGCCGTAAAGCCAAGCCGCTGCAGCTTCATCTCGAACCGAAGGGCAGAGCTACATGCGGGGTCGCCCACATGCCACACCCTGCCAGGCACGATAATGGTGGGCGCCTCCTCATTCTCCGTCATCCCCGAACCTCTCTTTCCTCTCTCGGTCCTGCCGCTCGCGGCGGCGGTCTTCGTCCCCGTCCACGATGAGGCGGGTGAACGATGGGTTCTTCTTCTCGATCTTGACCCGCGGCAGCTCTTGGACGAAGCGCCCCATCCACACGGTGAGCTGGTCAGCCATGGTGATGATGCGCCGGGAGTCCGTGCCGTCCCAGTTGGCGAGGAGCCCAGCCTTGGCGCTCTCGATGTCGGTGACGTGCATGTGCTCGCAGAGCCACCCGGGGGTGGATCCGTCGAGCACAAGGATGAGTCCGGGGGAGTCTGGAACGGCGTCTCGTGGGACGAAACGACCGCTGAGCCCCAGCGCCCGGCTGGCCTCTTGTAGGAGGCTCAGCGAGGCACTGGGGCGCTCTCCGTGGATCGGTACGGGGATGCGTCCGGTCAAGGACGGACGAGCTTCCACGCCTTCGCTTCGGCCTCAGCGACCCGGCCGTCGAGGTACAGGAACGCGAGCCCCTGGATCCTCTTCGGGCCGAACTTGATGGCCTCCGCCTGGACACGACGGCTGGTCATGCTCATGGTCATGGCGAGAGCGGCGAACTTCTCGGCCTCGTTCAGCAGCTCGCTCCACTTCACCTCCAGGTCGTGCGCCACCCTCGTCGCCCACTTGTGGAACTCGTCGGGGAGCTGCGCTGCGTACTCGTCGAACTTGCCGTCGCGCTTGGCCTCCCACACGCTGCGCTCGGAGAGGTTGGTGACGATCTTGTGGAGCGCCACGTAGTCCTCCTGCTTGAGCTTCACTGCGGTGAACGGGTCGAGCCACAGGACCCAGCCCTCCTTGTTGAACCGCTCGCCCGCCAGGAGCGCGTCGCTGAGTGTCTGAGGGCGGTTATTCATGAGCGTGAGCGGGTGGATGTACTCGCCGGTCTTGTTCTTGATCCGCCCCAGCGGGAACAGCTTGTCCACGTCGCCGTAGTTCAGGACGATGCGGTTCTCCGGGTACACGATCTCGTACAGCAGCGTCTTGCCGAGCTTGTTCGCGCCCTTGATGTGCATGGCCTGGACCAGGGTGAGCCGGCCCGTGGCGTGCCGCGCCTGCTCCGAGTCGAAGCTACCCCGGGTGGCAATGGCCGCCTTGCCGTCCGGGCGGACGTAGCCGATGCCGAGCGAGCCGTCCTCCTTGTTGCCAGCCCAGTACAGCGGCTGGTTCAGGTCGATCTCCGGTGCGTTCGTGTCGCCGTAGTTGAAGAACTTGGCGAACGGTCGAGCCAGCACCTCACCGGTCTCCCGGTTGTAGATGAGGCCACGCGCCGCGAGCATGGTGGGGGTCCACTCCTCGCGCTTGAATACGAAGGCTTCCGTGTAGTTGAGGATCACCAGGTCGTTAAACTCGGGGTGCGTCTGTGAGCGGATGTCCTGACGCAGCAGCCGGTCGCCCAGCTCTGCGTAGTCCATGATGTCTCGGATGTGCGTCATGCTCTCCTCCTTAGAATGCGCCGGGAGCCGCCTGGAAGCATTTCAAGCCCTTACTCCGCCACATGGCGACCACTCGGTCACGGTCGTCGATGGCGTAGTCGATGTTCCACTTCGGTGCGACGTGCTTCTCGAACAGCTCGTCCTTCACGATGCTGTCGTCGCGCTTGTCGCCCGACGGTCGCATGAACAGGCCGCTGTAGCTGATGGCGTTGCCGTTCAGCCAGTCCTCGGTGACCTGGCGGTCGTCCTCCGGGCGGCCGGACAGCAGTACGATCTCTCGCTCCTGCTCACCCCCGGACCACTGGTAGTCCTCGATCATCCCAGCGACCACCTCGTCCACCGTGTCGGTGTGGGCCAGGTGGGAGTCGTACGGGCCGCGGCCGTTCATGTGAGCCAGGGTGCCGTCGATGTCTACGATGATGGCGTGGGGCAGGCCGAGCCCGCGCTGCTGGTACGGCTTGAAGCCGCCCTGGCGGACGACCGGCTCGGGGATGGGGGGTAGGGCCTTGGGGTGAGTGATGAACTTGGCGTAGAAGTTCTGAATCACCCGGCCTCCCACCTGTCGAGCACGGTTTGCGTCGCGGCGGAGGGCCTCCTCCAGGGTGATCTCGAAGTCCTTGAACGCGATCTCGTCGGCGCCCAGCTCGTAGAACCGCTTGACGTTCCGCGCACGGAGGTTGGTGTCGTCCACGATCACGTCGAAGCCGTTGGCCAGTAGGTCGCGGATGCGCCCGTGCTGGATCTTGGTGACCACGTTCTCGTCGATGGTGTCGCCCCAGAACACGCCGTACAGCTCGTGCCGGATGTCGTCCCGGCTGATGCGGATGGCACCGGTCTGGAGCGCCTCGCTCTTGCTCCAAGTTGTCTTACCAGATGCAGGAATCCCCCTGCAAATCGTGAGCTTACTCACAGCCCCATGACCTCCTTGATGTGGTCGATGATCTTCTGCCCGGCCTCGGGGCTGTACACGCTCATGTAGCCGATGACCTCCAGATCATCCCCCTCGTGGGTCACGTTGGTGTACGTGTGGATCAGCAGAGTGCCATCCTCATCGCCCAGATCCACCACGTGATCGGGGTTCTCCAGTCGAAGCCACTTACGTCCGCAGCTCTCGGACTCGACCGGCTCCACCTCTGAGCCCCAGTTGTCCACTTCCAGTGTTGTGTTGATCTCCTGCATGTTGTCTCCTTCGTTCGGTGTTCTTAGATTATGGCAGGCCGAGAGGCCCGTGTCAACTCTCATTCGCAACCAGCCACTTGCCCTGCTTGCCGCGCATGTCGGACCGGATGAGGCCCTGCGAGATGGCGGCCTCGATGTGCTCCGCCAAGTCACGGGAGCGACGGCTGGCGAACTTGCGGTTCACTGCCTCCAGGCGGGCCTCCCCACCCTTCTCCAAGATGAAGTTCACCACCTCATCGACCTGTCGCTTCCACTCGGACTCGCTGATGTTCTCACACATGATGACCAGGTTAGTCAGCCACTCCTCGGCCGCCTCGATGGCGAGCAGGGTGTGGGTGAGGTTCACACTGTCCGACCCGTCCTCCGCCGCCAGCAGGGTAGCCGCACGGCGGATGATCCCGCCGAGGCGGACGATGCCGGGCTCCAGCACATCGAAGTTGGGGTGGCGCTCGAACATCTTCCGCATGTCCCACTTGACCTCACCCATACGAGTCAATGCATCCTCGTCCATGGGCATGGCTGTCATCATCGCCCTGCTCCTGGCCTTGCGGTCCTTCTTAGTCTGCTTGAACTCGACAGCCCACTGCTGAGTCATCGGGTCAATCGTCTTGCGCATGTACTCGCCAGTGGCCTGCGTCTCCTTCATGGAGTCCTTGGTCACCTGGCGAGGGTTGCCGATGGCCCAGATCATGCGGGGAATGAACCCGTTCTTGATCATGCCACGTGTCATTACCTCATACATCTCCTCAGGGATTCCCATGAGGTGCATGATGAAGTAGGTAGTGGCTGACTTACCGCTGATCTGCTTGTTGCTTGTGCGCTGAATCGGATCGACATAGCCGTCATAGAACTTGGCGAACAGCTCAATCATGCCCTGCGACCACTGCTGCTCAGTGATCTGCTTGATGAACCCGTGGCCCTCGTCTGTGTTGAAGACGCTAACCTTGCCGTCGCGGTTAAGCAGCGACTCGTACAGACCGTTGGGGCTGGCGTTGCCGCCAATGTTCCACCCGCTATCCTCCATGAAGATGGCGGACATGACCTGCCTGTAGAGCTTGAGCGACTGACTCTTGCCCGACGTGGTTTCGCCTACGGTGCAGGTGAACAGGTTGCAATACTCCGGGCCGTTCTCTCGGGGCACGTACACGCTGTCGCTGAATGCTGCGGACAGGATAGACCAGGCGTTCATCCGGTCGTAGGGTTCGTTCACGACACTCATCTTGGCCTTCACCCACTCCACGTAGTCCTTGGGCCAGGTGCGCACGATGCTGATGGCCTCGCGCTCTTCGTCCTTGAGCAGGGAGACGAAGCCGGACTCGCGGACGGGCAGTTCGGAAACGGGTGGCGGCTCGATGCCCTCGCCGTTCTCGTAGGCCACCTCGGCCTGGGCCTTGAGGGCCTCTGCGATGAGCCCGTGGATGTTCCGGGCGTCCGCCCTCCACTTGGAGGACACAGGGGCGTGCCAGGCGACGCTCAGCACCTCCTCCAGGGTGAGCGAGCCGTCCCGCCACAGCTCACAGAGCATCTTGTAGCGCATCTTCGAACGGTCCGACCCCTCAGGATGCGGCTTGGTGATCAGCTCCATGTTGAACATGGCGCTCAGCTTGTCGATGCTGTCGGTGTAGTCCGGCAGGTCCAGGTCGGACTCGATGTTGATGGTCTCGTCCACCCGCATAATCGCGCGCTGAACGTACTCCACCCCGTCGTACTCCCGGGCTAGGTCTTCCAGCTCGTACGTGACGCCGGTGTAGGCGACCAGCACCTCCTCCGGGAAGCCGTGGGTGGTGTTGTGAGAGTGCGGGATGCGCAGCACCTTGTTGGCGCTCCAGCTCGACGGGTCCGAGCCGTCCCCCTCGTGCGCGGTGCAAATGCGGTGACTCATGTCCGACGCCTCGTGCGCGGTGACCGGCTGCTCCAGCACCCAATAGTCCTGGTACCTGCCAGTGCTCGACGTGACATGCACGGAGGGGGGCAGGCGGAACTCGTCGGGCGGGCAGGTGTCGGAGTCCTGGTACACGGTGTTGGAGAACATGGCGTTCTCCGGCGTCCGGGACACCACCGTGCGACCGCTCTTGAGGCGGGTCGTCTTGTCCCCGTAGATCAGGGGGGAGAGGTAGACATCCTCGGACTCGTGCGCCTCGGCGTACGCCACCATCTTGTCCAGCTCAGCCGGGTAGGCGAACGTCTCCCAGATGTTGAGCAGCCCGCTCGTGGGGTTACGTCGGCCGATGAACGCATTGCCCGTCATTGGTCCGAGAATCGTCGTTATAAAGTCCCTCATGCCGCCTCGCTTTCTCGTGTCGTGTGGTGGGCACCGCAGGAATCAAACCCGCGGATCAGTCGCCAGAATGCCCTTACGGCGAAAGGCCGGGAGTCGAAACCCCCGGCCCTTGCCTGCTTCTAATGCTAGAAGCCCGCCTCTTCCTCGGGCTCCCCATCGGGCGCCCACTTGACGGTGATGTCGTTGACGAACTTCGTCTCCATCTGCCGCCCCTGGGTCTGGTCACGCTTGGTGAACTCGCGCTCGACGAGCACGGCATCCACCTCCACGATGACGTTCTTACGAAGCCCGAGGTTGGTGCCCAGCTCCTCGATCTTGTCGCCCCAAAGGGTGACCTGAATCTTGGTGGTGACGCCCGAGTCCTCGTACTCACCGGTGTCGCGGTTCTTGTCGCGGTCGTTGACGTACACCGGGAACTGCATGCGACGGCTCTTGCCCTCGCCGCGGATCTCCGGCCCTGCCACGATTGCGCCGTCGAACGTTGCTCGTACCTGGCCCATGTATGTGCCTCCTTCTCTCTTAGTGAATGGCCAGCCTATCGGACTGGCCAGCCTCCCGCAACTTCTGCGGTCGGGTCTTTCTTGCGAAGCCACGCCTGGAAGCTCTTGGCCTGGTCGGCGGCCCAGAACTGTTGGCGCTTGTAGAACGCTGCGGTGTCCATGTCCCCGTTCTTCGGGAACTGGCTGGCGAACTTCTCCAGCACCTTGAACGCCACGCCACCGGCCATCACACAGTCAGCCTCGGCATCGTGTGCGTCCTCACGCACTGGCACGCCGTAGACCTCAGCGAGGTTGACCAGCTTCCGCTTGCCCTTGCGGAACTTAGCGACTGCACGGTCGATGATCATGGGGTCGATGATGTGCACGCCCCACCGCATCGGCTGTAGCTCGTACCGCTCCAGCTCTGCGTTCAGCAGGGACAGGTCGAATGCCGCGTTCATGACCACCAGCGGGAGCCCCTGGTCGATGAGCGCCTGGAGGTCGTCAGCGATCTGCTTGACACCTTCCACCGAGTCCGGCGCCGACTCCACCATCTCATTGGTGATGCCATGCACTGCCGTTGCACTCTCGGGGATCGGCCCGCCAGGATTGATGAGGTACCGCTGCGCCCTCACCAGGTCACCGTCGCGGGTGTAGACACCCACGAACGCCGTCACGATGCGGTCGGTCTTCACGTCCACGCCGGTGGTTTCTAAATCAAATACCGCCACCTTCTGGATGTCTTTCAGCTTCATGAACGATACTCCTTGAGGTCGGACACGATCTGCGCTCCGTACCAGTCGTGCAGGGCGAGGTCGAATGCCGCATCGGAGATGCCGTCGTCCACCGCCCGCGTCTTGATCTCGTCGAGCTTCACGAGCAGCTTCTCGTGCGTCTCTCCGAATGCGTATGCGAGCTTGATTGCCTGGTCACTGTTCATCATGCCCCCCATGCTGCCACATTCGCGGCCTCCAGTGCTTCCGCCTTGATGAGCTGCTTGATCTCCAGCTCCCCCTTGCGGAAGTCCAGCATGCCCACGAACTGCTTGAAGTAGATGTCCAGGTGGCTCGGTGCGATGTGGTGCATCTCGATGAACGACGGCACGAAGTCCCCGTTGCCGTTGATGTCGTCCGGTCGGATGTGAAGTAGGCCGAACTTCATGCCCGACGTGTCCCAGATCTCCTCCACCCAGGTACCCTCGCTGTCCTTGTGGAGGAACGTGGTGGCACCACGGAGGGCGGCGAGCTGCTGGCGGTGCGAGTCCCACACACCCCGGCTGGTCTTGAAGTCGATGAGCGTGAGCACACCGTCCACGTAGGCCAGCAGGTCGAAGGTTCCAGCGTAGCCCAGCTCCGCGTTCCACACGGTGACCTCGATCATCACGACCTCGATCTTGTGAGCTGCCTTGAACTCCTCCCACCGCTCCACCATCTGTGCAACCGGCTCGTTGTGCTCCAGCCGGATTTCAGGGAACGGACGGGTGAAGTCCAGGTCCGCCTCGATCCACTCGTGCACTGCCGTTCCGAGGTCGGCCCGGTCGTGAAGCACCCCCAGGTGGTAGTTGCGGAGATCCATGCCCTCCTCCAACGGCAGGGGGTCCCGGCTGTGGTACCAGCGGAGGAACCCGTACCCCTGTTGCTCCGTACGGGTGAGCAGGGCGTCGATGTTCGCCACCGCGTAAGCCGCCGTCTGATCCACCGCCCACTGGGTGATGGCCGGGGTGGCTGCTGCCTTGAGCACGGTGGTGACCGACGGGACGAGCTGCCCCGTGTGGGGGTGCTTGTAGCCGCGGCCACCCATGTTCGAGTTGCGGGTGGAAAGTTCCGGGGCGCTCACTGTCGCTTCTCGATCCACTCCACCTGGATCTCGTTGTTGTAAAGCGTAGTGAAACGAAACTTGCCACCCATGGTCTCGCGGGGAATCTGCACTAGCATGCCCTTTCGGTTCGCCCCGCCGTCGCTCCACTCAAGTTGGATGGGAATAGTGTCAGGCTCCGGCTCGTTCAGCGCCTCCAGCTCCTCGTCCACTGAAGCCGTGGCCTTCACGCCGCGGGGCACTACTCTGTCACCTCACCGGTGGCCTGGTCCGTGCCGTCGGGCAGCGGCAGGGCCTTGAGGTGCTTCACGAGCGCCTTGAGGTGGGTCTGGTTGCCCATCGAGAAACCGTCCACGAGCGTCTTGCTCAGCGCGTTCAGTGCCTTGCCGTCGAGCCCTCGCTTGCCACCCTCCTGACGGGCCTCCGACACTAGATCGGTGACCTTGGATGCCGCGGGCTCGTTGCCTGCCTGCGATGCGGTCACGGTGGGGCGCTTGGTCGCTGCGGCGGCCTGCTTGATCGACTGACCCGCCACGTTGTTCTCGTCCTCGTTGCCGATTTGGCTCAGCTCGGGGTCGGGGCTGTCCGTGGGGAGGTGGAACGTCTGGAGCAGGGCGATGCGGTACGCGACCGATGCTGCCTGCGCTGCCGCCTTGTCCGAGTAGTCCATCGACTGGCCGGGCGTGATCGCACGGATGGAGGTGCCGTCGGGCGCGAAGAAGTCCACGCCGTAGAGAATCTTGGCCGTCGTGGTGTTCTTGCCGTTCACCACCTTATCGATCAGCTCGAACTCCAGGACGACGGGCACCGTAACGATTCCGAACTCGTCCAGGACGGGGGCGAGGTGGTTCACGGTGGAGTCCACGCCGCGGAAGCTGTACTTGACGCCTGCCGAAGTCTCCTTGGGCAGGGCGCCAGCCTTCTTGGCGGCGGCTGAGATCAGTCCGTAGATCTGGGGTACTGCTGTGGTCATGCTGTTTCCTCCTGGTTCAGTGTTCCAGAACCCGATATGGGCTCCGCGATTTTTTTGGGAATCTCGGATTCTTGGGAAATCCGGTGGTTCTCCGGCTGCGTCCACGAACTGGGCGCTACACCATCATGGCTGTGATTGCGCCAATCCGCAAGCACCTGCTTGCAATCAGCGCACTGGAGTGCAATCAAGTAGTCGCCTTCCTTTTGTTATAGCTCTTCATGTATATCCGGTTTGCATCGTTTTTGCAAGTCCGACAATGCCTAGAACCGCTCCTGGTAATGGTGTTTTCCGGTGTGTACTCGTGCCTTTTGGGGCAGTGGGTCACAAGTGCAGCAGCGCGGCGAAGGTTCTCCGCCTGCGTCACCGGTTCCAGATGGTCCGGCCTCACGCAGCTTCTCGTGCGACACAGGTGGTCAAGCTGGAGGCCGTCCGGGATGGGCCCGACCTCCAGCTCGTACGCCACGCGGTGGGCTGGTATACGTTTTCCCGCAAGCCAGAAACGACCATATCCATTATGGCTAAGCTCCTTGGTCCACAGCCAACATGTATCCGTCTTTTGGACCTTGCTCCAAAAACGCTCAACCAGTCCCATCAAGATACTCCTTCCCATATACCCATACCTTTGCGCCCTGTACGCCCCATGCGGGCTTGGTTTGCTTTGCCGAGGCTTGGCACAGCTCGAAGAACGGGCAGCCCTCACAGAGCGCTGCTGCCGTTTCCGGCGACGGGATATGGTCCTCGTCGTAGTCCGTGAACTCGCCCCACCGGCCAACGCACTTGGGGCGCTTCGCATCGGGCTGATGCAGAGCTGTTGCGAAGTCGATTGCCGGACGCTCGGGTGGCTTGTTGGTCCCCACACCGTCGATCTTGCTGAGCTTCCCCTCACTGCGGCAAGACAGGCACGTAGAGCGTGCCGTGGTCTTGGTGCCGTTGCTGGTGACGCTCAGGTTCCCCTCGGTGAGGATGTGCCTGCCGTTGGGGCAGAGCTGACCCAATATGTACTTCTTTTTGGCCGCCACTAGACCCCCTTTCGTTGAATTCCCAGCTTAGGCGGCGTTTCGCTCCTTGTCAAACTCCACCTTAGTTGCTTTGGCCTCACGACGCTGCTTGGCCAGGAGCGACCTGTTCATCGAGAGGGCTCGGGTGAGCTGCTTGTCGAGCTGACCGAAGTCGTACGTGCCCTTGGCTGCGATGTAGACCACATCCACGTCGAACTTCTCGACGCCATCAACCACGATCATCCTCTGACCGCGGCGTGCGAGGCGTGCGATGAACTGGGACACCAGAACGCGCTGATCGCTCAGCGAGAGCAGGAGAATGTCCCTGGAAACCTTCTGGAGCCCATCCACGCCCTCAGCCATGGCGGGGATGACCGCCACCAGGTACCTGAACTTGCCGTCGATGAAATCCTGCTTGATCCGGGCTCGCTGGACCTGCGAGACCTGGCCGGACCACTCGCGGGCCGACCCCTCGCCGTAACGCTCATTGAGCTGGTGGACAACGGCCTTGACGAACTTCTGGCTGTCCAGGCCGATGAGAGCCGGGCGGCCCTTAAAGCGCTTGTCCAGCACCTCGAACCCCTTCTCCAGCTTGGCGCTGGGCGAGTCCTCAGCAAAGTCCACGTTCATGAGCGGCTTGCCGCCCGGGATCTCCGGCTCGTCGTAGCTGACGGTCGGAATGCCCAGCGTGACCGCGCGGAGGCGCGCCCGAAGCGTGATCGGCGCGTCCACCACCAACGGGTTGTCCCCAATCCAGGCGACCATGTTGTCGCGGAGCGTGTCGTAAAACTTGCGCTGATCCTTGGGCAGGTCGATGGTGACCATGTTGACGGGCGGGAGCCCCGTACCCTCCAGGCGGACGTAGCAGGGCAGCGTCTTAAAGAACGCGCCGGGCTCCTTCTCCCCCACTACCTCATCAGTACCGAACGGGTTGAACTTGGTCTCACACCAGATCTTGACCCACATGGGGTGCGAAGGTTCGATGAGCTTAGGCCAGAGCCAGTAGGCCACAGCCCACGCCCCCTTGAACGAGTTGCCGGTGGGGGTACCGGACATGCCCATCTTGAACTTAGCCTCCTGGTTCACGAGCGCCTTGAACGTGAGCGACTCGTTGTTCTGCGCGCGGTGCACCTCGTCGAACATGGCCACGTCCGGGACGTTCTGCCAGGCGTCCGTGCGGACCCGCTCGGTCTTCGGCTTACCCTTGGCGTCCAGCACCGGCTTCTTGTCCTTGCCGCGCCCCACCGTCTTGACCTTGCGCTCAAAGGCCATCTTGGCGTACAGCTCGGGACCCACGGCGTACACACCCGGCTCGCCCCATTGGTAGGCGGCATGCGCCTCCTTGCCCTTGACGCTGGAGTTGATGCGACGGAACTCAAGTTCAGAGCGTTGGCGTGCGAACGCGCCTTCCCAACCTTCTTCGGGGGTGCCGTGGGTGTTGATAGGCGCGATGAGGAGCACCTGTTTGGCCCCTAGGCGTTTGACCACCTCAACGGACATCACGGTCTTACCGGTACCCATGTCGGAGCCGTTGAGCACCGCACGGGACTTCTCGTTGACCATGGCGGTCACTGCCTCTTCCTGGGCGTCATCCAGGATCATCTCGTCAAGCATGTGTGCTCCTCTCGTCGGTCGTGCGTTGTGGTGAGCCAGGACTTGAACCTGGATCGCGTAGGTGTGTTCCTACGGCTCTACTTGAGCTACTCCACCTGGGGCTACTCGCCCCGTCTGATCGGCACGGTCTCGGGTGCGAACATGTAGTCCATCATCCCTCGGTCGAGCTGGATCTTGTTCATGCGGCTGGCGTAGTTGGAGACGTCCTGGTACGACTTGCCGCGCATGTTGTCGTACTGGGGCGGATTCGCCTTGTCCCGCGCGACAAGGTGCGCCAGGCGCACCTTGTCGGTCTTCCATGCCCCCTCGGAGTCGCGGCGGGTAGCCACGGGCTCACGGATCAGCTCGAACTCGATGGCCTGGTCCACGGCGCTCATTCGTCCACCACCCCGGGGGTGTTGTGGATGTGCTGAAGCCGGCGCTCCTGCAGGCGGCGGGCGGAGTCGAGCGCATCACCCCACGTGCCCTGCTGGTCCTGGACGGCCTGCGCCTTCGACAGGACCTCAAGCGCGGGGCCGGTTGCCGTGACCCGGCTGACAATCTCGACGTAGTACGGGTCGTTATCGTTGAACAGCTCACTCACCTCCCCCAAGCCGGAGTCGGTGAGCTCCTCGACGGGCACCCCCAGATCAACGAGCACGTGCCCCACGATGCACGAGGGTGCGCCATCCTTGGCGTAGGAACAGCGCGTGTGGGACAGCGCGTCCGGGTCCACGTACTCGCGGCCCTTCTTGTCCACGGCCGCCTCCAGCAGCTCGATCACGTTGTTCAGGTTGATGTTCTTCATGATGTGTCCTCCTTCTCGACTACTTGGCCCGCAGCTCAGCGAGCTGGGCCTCCAGCTTGGCGATGCGCTCGGCCCGCTCGGTGGCGGCCTTCTCGATCTTGGCGGTCTCCTGGGCCTCGCGCTTGCGACCCACCCACGCCACCACCTCGGTGAGGTCGTAGAGCTTGTGCGGGTTCTGCTCGGCACCGTTGTCGTACACGGCCTCGGGGAAGCCGTCTTCGGTGATCCAGGAACGGATGGTCTGGGTGACCACCCCGATGGTCTCCGCCAGCTTGGGGACACTGGCCAGGTTGGCCGTGTCCATAGTCTTTGTAACGGTGGTCACGACAGGTCAGCGTCGTCGGGGTGGATGGGGCCGATGCTCCGGCGCCAGGGGCCGGTGAGGAGGTCGTACTGCTCGGTGTCGAGCAGGTCGCGCGCGAAGAGGGCCCATGCGACCTCCCGTACGACGGCCCATGCGGCGTCCCATGCGTCGGGCCGTGCGGCGGCCCGTGCCACGGCCCGTGCGGCGGGAAGTACGGCGTCCCATGCGGCGTCCCATGCGGCGGGCCGTGCGGCGCCCCATGCGGCGTCCCGTGCGGCGTCCCGTGCGGCGCCCCATGCGTCGGACCGTGCGGCGGCCCGTGCGGCGGCCAGCTTGTCGCAGTCGTCGGCGGTGAGCGTCGTGAAACGCTCGAGAAGCGCAGCGAACTCGGCGCCCTGGGGGCCGAGGAGCTCGTAGGCGGGTAGTTCGCGGAGGACACGGATCTCGTGGGCGGCTCGCTTGTTGGGGAGGTCACCGGCGTGGGGGGTCCAGGACTCGCCGATGGGCTCGACCTCGAGGAGGCGGGCAGGCCAGGTGAAACCGGTGCAGTCCGTGGGCGACACGGAAATGGACAAGTACCCGAACGCCCCGGACGAGCCGACGTCACCCGGCGAAGGGTGCTTGATCGTGTCGCCGGCCAGGTAGTTGACCTTGCCGCTGTAGAAGTCGGTGCCGTCGGGGCGGACGGCCTTGTAGTAGCGGGTGGGCTGTTGGGTGGTCATGAGGTGAACTCTCCTCGCAGGAATGCGGTTGCGTCTTCGTAGTAGAACCCGTCGGTCTCACCGTCGAGCTGTGTTATGGTGTTATCGTATCCGATAAACCCATCGCCGTCTAGTGCCCGGAGGAAGAATGTTCCGTCCTCCCAGCGCTCGACTGTGAACTGGGCGGTAGCCGTGATCTCGTCCGGCCCAAACGATGTGTAGTTGACGAACAACGTCTCGTCAACGAGCTGGTAGCGGCTGCTGTACTCGCTGGCGGGAGCATCGGCGGTGATGCCCTCAGTACGAGAGAGAGACTTGGTGATCGTGTGCCGGTCGCGTGTGGGGAATGCTCTCATGATGTCAGACACTCGATCACCCGCCTCTACCGCCTCCCGGATGCGGAGGTCCAGCACGGTGGAGTGCCAAGCAAGATCCTCCTTAAGCTGAGCCCGCAGACGCGCCTCGGCGGTCTCCTTGGCTTCACGCAGGGCCTGCCGGGCGGCCGTGATGGCGGCCATCCGCTCGGGGGTGGTAGAGGCGGGCATGTTTCGTACCTTCTTTCTGTGTATTGCGTATATATGAATACTATGCGGTGGGTGCCTTGCGCACAACTCGGACCTTGCGACCGGGCGTCTCCCCGAACGTCACCGTGAGATTGACGATCTGGGCGGTGTCCAGGTCCACCACGGACCCGTTGCTGACCTTGAGGTAATTGGACCCCTTGAACTTGAACTTGGTACCCACGTTCAGGCCCCGAACCACCGCGCGAGCATCCGGCTCGGGCGTGTCCACGTAGCCCTGGCGGCGGAGGGCGTCGAACAGTTCCTGCGCCTTGACGTTGATGCCGACCTCGGCGCCGAACGAGTCGGTGATCTTCAGGCCAACCGACCCCTGGGAGTAGTTCTCCATGTCGCTGATCTTGAGGGTCCGGTTCGTCCACCGGCTGGATCGGAGGATGGCGGTCACTTGGACACCTTCACCGTCTTGTCGGCGAAGTAGCCGCTACCGTACACTGTGCCGTCCCTGAGGCTGACCGCCTCGCACGGCCTCGTCTTGATGAACGACTCGTCGCCCACGTAGAACTTGTTGCCCGGCTGAAGGCCCTGCATCGCCATGTCACCCTTGGGCAGGGGCGGGAGCACGGTGATGATGTGGATGTCGGGGACGAGCGCGGCGAACTTGAGCTCGTACGTGCTGTTGCCCTCGGACTTGAACCCCTTCTCGCTGCGGACGTAGATGACGTCCGGGAGCTGGTCGATCTTGAACCGCGTACCGACCTCCATCTCGCGCACCAGGTCGCGAACGGTCTTCGGCGTGTCGACGAACCCCTCCGCACGGAGGGCGTCGAACAGTTCCTGCGGAGCCATGTTGGCCATGTGACCCCCGAGCGTGATCAGCAGGGGCCGGGGTCCGGTGTAGCCGTCGTGCTCCTTGGCGACGGTGACCTGCAGGATCTCGGGGTAGGTGCTGACTTCCTTGATGGTGGTGCTCATTGCTGTACCTCTTTCTCTTTACTTTGGGTAGAACGGGGGGGCGGATCCCTCCATTCTGATGCATGGTCGTGCTGTTTGTCAAACGATCCGGACTAGATGATCAGTTGGCCTCCAGCTCGTCGGGTGCGGCTCCGGGGAGCGGTCGTATATGGGCGTGTCACTCAGCATCAATTGCCTCTTCGCTAATCATGTTTAACCTTTCCGCAAATATTGCATTCATAATAGGGATTTTCATGGTGAAAATAATCGGCGGGTTGCCACACCCATTCATGCTTACACATTGTTAAGCCCAACATTATTTAATCCTCGGGTGTGAATACCACATAATACCGCATGAGTCGCATTTCCAGTGCCCGTTTTGTCCAAATGCGTATACATTAACAAAAACAATAATGTGCTTATGACCCATTAGGCCCAACCTCCGAGGAACGTTAGTGTGATCCACTCGATAGCAACAAAGATACCGGCGTAAATGTTGATTGCGATGATATCCTTAATGGTTAGGTTGTCGCGGTTGAGGGTGACCCACTTACGGGGCAGTTCGGGGCGCTTCATTCTGTGTCTCCTGTCATGTGGTGATCTCACCCTTCATCGAGCAGCTTCTTGGCCTTCATGAGCACCCGGTGGGAGACCGAACAGAACGACGTGGCGTAGAGTCGCTCCTCAGCAGCCTTGACCAGACCGTAGGCGTGGCGACTGTTCTCCTCCATCAGCTTGATGGCCTGGTTGATCTCATTGCGGGCGGTGACGATGTTCTCGATGTCCATGTCGGTGTAGAGCTTGCGCACGGGGTCAATGACCAGGTGCTGACGGGCGGCGACCTCAGACCTGTCGAGCGTCTTGACGGTCGCATCCAAAGCGTTACGGAGCAGTTCAGTGTGCTTCATTCTGTGTCTCCTGTCATGTGGTGAGCTTCGAGACCGACGATGTTCTCGATGTCGATGTCGGTGTAGAGCTTGCGCACGGGTGCATGCGTGGGTACCTCTTCCTCAGGGTAAATGCCTAACCCGCGAGGGCTGTGCGCTTGAGCGAGTTGAGGATCGTGTGGCGGTCCTTTGTGCCGTAAGCGCGCATAATGTCAGCCACGCTTGCCCCGGCGTCGAAGGCGGCACGTACCGCCCTGTCGTTCATGCCCTGGATGTTCGCCAGGCGAGAGGCCCGACACTCCCTCAGGTAGACATCCAGCCCGTCGCGCAGCGCATGCGCCTCGCGACGGGTACTGCGCAGGTTGTCGAGCTCTTCCATGACTCCTCCGTGTGTTGAAGCGGCTGTGTGTCACACTGTAGCATATTCACACCCCCCTGCAACACACGCATGTATCGCGATTACCCGATTATGTGTTATGTGAAACACACACGTGGACCACGTGTGTAAAATACATCATGTATCGCCCATACATGCCCAAAATCGCGTGGTCAGACTTAGCTTTCTGGGGCAAGATCCTTGAGTTAGTGCGGAAGTAGGACGCAAGTCATCTGGCCTCGCTCTAACATGAATATGTATATATATTATATGATAATACGCTTATACACTGGGGTTGGAGGACCCCCACCCAAACACGTTTTTCGACCCCCCACCCAACCCCCCTAACGGGGGGGTATGAGTGTAGTGAACGGAGTAACCCACAACACCCGCAAAGAGCAACCAGCACAGAACATGATCACAGGGCGAACACCACCGTCTCAACACGACCCTGCCCGAACCCGACCCGCAGACCGTTGTCGCGAGCGATGACATTCAAACGGTCACGAACCGCCGACGTATCCCACCCCGCGTCCGTGAGAGTCAGCGCCGAACCGTCAGCAGTGAACCTAGCGATCATGATATTGCGGAAAAGTATGTCGATACTTCCGTCGTCGTGACGCAAAACGTCAGTCTGATAACCAAGCCTCCGAGCCGACATGTGAGACATACCCGCCAGATCACGGAACGCAGTAGACTCCAGCTTCACAACAGTCACAGCGAGATCACCACACCCCGTGCGCAATCCCAGATAGCGCGCCGATCATTCAGCACACCAATGAACCGGGCGTCAGTGTCATCCATGCGGTGCATGGAAAAATCCACCGACCAACGGCCCGCGGGATCCTGCCAGAGCCCCAGATAACCCAACTCGAAGAAGTTGGGGCGCTCAGCAATGAACGCCTGCAACACACGCTCAGTGAGAGCAGCATCGGGCAGATTCTCAATCCCGTGCGGAGCCGAGACCAAGAACCCATCCTCAAACACGGCCGGGGCGTACCCGGTTGCGGACAGCTTGACAGTCACTCCCTGGCTGGCACGAGCCAAACGGATGACCTGGTGCAGATTCACGGGGGACCTACTCTGCGAAGCTCAGAGAGCCGTTCGGGGCCGAACACACACCCGGAAGGGCACCGGCGGCAACGACAGGGGAAGAAGCGTCCGCAAAAACGGCGCAAGGAGTGACGCTGACGCTTTGGCCCGTCAAGAGAGCGGAAAGCAACGCGAGAATGGTGAGGAGCATGATGCGCCTTTCAGGGGGCCGCTGGGGCCCGCCGCATGGTGGGAGGGTCAACCCCTCGTTTTGGGGGGGTACTCACAGCTAAACTCTTAGCAATGATGGTGGGGCGTCCATGCTGGGGATGGGCGCTCTACCATCACGCCCTCCCCTGTCCTGTCATTCGACTGTAGGGGGGAGGGTGTGATGTTTCTCCACGATCCCGTGTTGCGATTGCCTGAAAATCTACTAGGCGCGGCCTGTGATAGGGCGCTAGAGGGGTACGGCTTAGGCTGTGTGCGCCGGTCGCGGTTTGGGTCGTGGGTGTGTGCGCTGTGGAGTTGCCATGGAGCGGGTGCCGTACGGTGGGGTTGTTGTGGCCTGGTCCGTAAGCTGTTTGGTGGGGTGTGCCTCCCGGCTTGCCCTTGTTCTTATCTTATGGGGTTCGTCTTGCGATGTCAACCCCTTTCATCTGCCCTACATGGGCCGCCATTCGGTCATCCCGTGACCTGGGGGTGCGGCCCTGTTGTGCTGATGAGTACAGTCTGCCAGGGATGCACACCGCACGCAACCCCCCACTGTGGGGGACAGTAGTGGGGGGCAGCCGGGATGTTCATTGCGCCCCTACGCAGACTCACCCCAGGACGGCCCTGCACGGGGGCACCAGCGGCAGCACAGGGCGGGGTGGCACACACACCCACGCATGGGGGTTGCTTTACGCACAGGGGCGTACAGGGCTGCATGCACAGCACAGGACACAGCGTGCACTCAGGTCACACAGCAGGGCACACAGCAGGGCGCACACCACATAGCAGCACGACATGCACACATGCGCACCTATGCATGAGCCATGTCATGACATCAGATGCATAGGACATGCACCCACACATGCACACTCATGCATGTATGACGTGATGTGATGTATGCGCATACCCCTATGTGTCACTTCACAGACAACACTCAAAGTTCTCACATTTCTTTCTCAGGTACGTGAAATATATCCGAGG